TGGAGGGGATTAAAGGGTATTATGTGAAAAGCGATAGTGAAATCATCTACGAAATGGACTATACTGCAAGTTCAAACAACTTCAACATCTTCACCACCGAACACCTTGCCAAAGCAGCCCTAGCCACCGCGCGGGTTTCGCAGACGTACAAAAGGTATCGGGAGTTAGTGGGGGAGTTTGATGCACCTACTTACAGGCAATATGGACTACTCAGAGTGCCTTTCAAGAGTGGTTCTGATGCAGAGAGTTTTTACGAGGCGAACAAGGGCGACTTGGATTTAATCTTAAAAGTCTCAAACACCGTACAATTATGAAGTATAGAATCAAGAAGATAATAAGAAACAATGGTACTGAAACGTACATACCACAGGTGCAGAAATATAGGCTTTGGTTCTGGGAAAACCTCTTTAGTGAAGGAGACATTACGGAACTAAGAGCGTTGGACTACATTGATGAACACAAATGGTTTATCGAAAAACAAATAGGAAAGAAGGTAAAGAAGGTAGAAATCATCAACATAGTATGAAAGAACCAGAGAAAATCATAAGATACACTGACAGTGATGTCTTTAAGTTCAAGAACAAAAGAATATCAGTAGTCACCAGAAAGAATGGCGACTATGTTATTGAGATGAAAGTATTATCAGAAGACCACGAACCACGTGCTCACCATGATGTGTCAAAAGGAAAGATGGTTACAACCGCGATAGCGCTAACACCAGAGTCAGCACTGGCTATTATGTTAGGGTTAAAACAAAGACTAAAAGAAGATGGAATCATTTAATAACAACACGATTATGAAAGAAGAGAAATTATTGCCAGTAGGCACTCGAGTTTTTGATGTTCGGTATGGGTGGGGTGAAATTCAAATGGTGTACACAGGCGACACATTTTTGCTCTTAACATGGTTTTATGATTATGAAATTAGCACATCTTATACATTAGATGGGAAGGTATTAAAAGAAAACTTAACACCTATAACACCTATGTTATCCCTCACCGAATACACCCTTGAAAACGGTGGGTTTACACCAATTTCGGACTATTGGAATAAACCCAAGGTGGGCGATTGGGGATATTTTTGGGACTTCGAAAAGGAAGGTTCTACACAACATATTATCTTAGGAAAATTGCTTGAAATTAAAGACGCAACCCACCCTTATGTGTCATGTTCGGGATTGTGCTGGAGGAGCTTCTCTCACGACATTCCAGAACATATTAAACAACAAATGCAACAATGAAACAGATAAACAAACTATTACCCTATGTGCTGATAGTCCTAGTATCATACCTAGTATTCTCATTTATACCACTAGAGTTTAATCCAGCAAGATGGAGCGAAGATAAAAGGTCGTTATTTATTGCAACCTGTTTTATTCTTTCGTTGTATCGTTACGTTGCAAGCCCTTGAAGTAGTTTTTTCTTACCCCCCCTAACCAGTGCCTCATTTGTAGAAATACAAGTGGGGCTTTTTTTTGTGGAAAGTGATTCAGTTGTAAATTAGTGTTTGAGGGGAAGGTGGTTGATTTGTAAATTAGTGTTTGAGGAGTTACCCCCACGCGCGTGGGCCGGTGATCCATTTTTTTTTGCACCCCCCCAGAGCCGTGATCCATAGGGCAAAAAGGATTGTTTACTACAATAGTATTTAAAATTGTACTATTCTTATTTTGGATTGGACAAAACCAATATGAAAATAGTTGTACTATTCTTATAATCTATATTAATATTCATAGAAACATTGTACTATTCCTATAATCTATTGCACAAAATAAAGAATATCGAAATTACATTTGGAATTGCGAAATACATATACCATATTTGTTGTGTCGTAATAGACAACATGAAAACTCTTGTATATGTATGCAAGTCGCATATACAAGTATAATAGACTTGTATAGCTCTTTAGTAGTATATGGTAAAATGTATCGTAATCGGTTGCTAGATTTTTAGACGTTTAGCCATCTAACTAGATGGATTATTTGTTTTTTCTAAAATGATGGCAATATGGCGACTAAATGCAAGTTTTTGCAAAAAGAAAGCCAATACATAGGAATACTCCGAAATTCAATTCCATAGAAATAAAGATTTTATCTTTGACTTATTGGCACAATATAAAGCTAGATGGCTTTATATATATACTCTTATTACGCCATAACCTAATAGTTGTGAGTTTAGGTAGCGAATAAGACTAACTAGCAATATTGCTAGATGGCTAACTAAAAAATTGTGACGTTTTTTTAGTTAGCCATCTAATTAGGCTTATAACCTAATTAGTTAGCTATGTATCAAATTTGATACATTTTTAATCAATTTTTAATCAATTAATTTTTTAAAATCATGCAAGTAGAAAACAAAATTTCTCAATTTGATTTCCTTATTGGAAAAGGTGCATTATCGGTAAATCAGCCATCATTTGACGAAATGAGCGCAAGCGAAATTTTCAAATTTAAAGAAAGCAAAAGAGAGGCATTTAAAGAGCCAAAATTACGTAAAGTTAGTACGCCATCTCTAGATGTAAAAATCAGTATTAATAACCGTCTCAAAAGTGAGATGGATTTACTAGAAATAACACAAATAGATGGCGTGCCAAATTTGGAAATTGGTACAATTTTAACAAGTGAGCAAATCCATCTTATTTACAAAACAATTAGAGAAAAACGCAATAAAAAGAGTTTAGAAGAAAGGAAAGCAAAGTTAGATGGTATCTCAATTAATATTCCAACTGATTGGTGTAAAGTAATCTCAAAAACAAATATAGAAAGTATGATATTAGATGGCAAACAAGCCATCTTAGAAAAGTACTTTGATGGCTCTTTTATTAAAATCAAAGATTTTAAAGATGCTTTTAAGCCATCTATGTTTACATACAAAGGTATTTGTTACCACAAAGATTATGGCTACAACTACTTTAAACTAGATGGCTTATTTCTAGTTGTATATAGTAACAAAAGAGAATTGAGATTTTCTTTTGGTTTTTCTAAGTTATTGGAAAAAAGAAATGTAGGTTTATTTTTGGAAAGTTTAGGTTTTGAATATAAACCATCTTATTCTTTACCATACTCAGAAAATGAATACATGAAAAATGAAAAGGAAAAGGCAATAAAGAAAGCCGAAAAATTACTCAAAGATGGTAAACACAATAAGCACGCAATTGAGACAATTGCAAAAGTTAGAGTGCTAAATGAGATTAAGAAAACGCTCAAAGAATCCTAACAAACGAGCCCTGCGAAAGCAGGGCTTTTTTTTTGCCCAAATTTTTTTTCTGCTTTTCTGCTAAGGTTCGTGGCTTTGAGTTCGTGGTTTGTGGCTTGTGGTTTTTTGTTTGTACAAATCTTTGGTCAATTTTTGGCTAGTGATTTGTATTTACAATTCGTACCACGTGGCTCAAAGTACGTACTCAAAGCCACCTTGTTTATAGCTAAAACTACACAAACTTAGTTTTATCCTATGTTTTAGGATACAAACACGCTATTTTGGTATCTATGATATTAGAATAGTGCAATATTTGTGTGGTTTATTGTGTGCGATTTGTGAGTGTGTGGGTTGGGGTTTACCCCCACTCCGTGTGGCTCATGTATTATAATTGTAGCGTATGTATCGTAATTGTAGCGTATGTATTAGGTACGTGGCTCATGTATAGTACTTATTACCTATGTATTATGTATGTAGTTTGCATATCATGGGTAATATTTACATACATAACACTTTGTTTCAGTGTAAACCACGCTACAAATGCGTACAGTGTAAACCTTGTGTACATAGCACAAAGCACGTATCTACATAGTTATTCATGACTACAAATAGCACTATTAGTATATAGTGTGTGGTTTGTGAGTGTGGGTTAATATGTATAGTAACACTGGGTAATGTATGTATGTTTGGTACTATATGTATAGATAGTAGTGAATATGTATGTATGTCTAGTGTTATGTAGTATAGCTATGGATGTATTATTTATTAGGCTTATTGTGTCTTATCTATTATTTACTTTTGATTAGGTAGATATTAGGTTTGGCTATTGGTTAAGTCTATGGTTCTGAGTTTATTCAAATTTTTAAAATATAAATCAATAATCTTATGGAGTTCGTAGAATTATTCGGATTAAAAAACAATTCAGAGTTGTTGGGATGGCTGATTCGCCACAAGAAATATGTAGTGTGTGCTGTGGCACACTTGCCAAATAATGAAAAGGTATTCCTTAAAATGGGATACGGCTTTAAGGAATTGGAGGACTTTGTAAGGAAGACCTTTCCAGTCCCAATGGAAGAAAAACGTGTTATCTTTCACATTAGCAATGGTGACTATGTCACCAATCAAATAGAAGAATATTGCCCCAATCCCTTATGGGAATATGTGGCAGTACCTAAAATCCCAGTAGAGTGTCTGTAATTCTTCTAAACGCTGTGGTGGTGGGCTTGTTGCTCATTGCCACAGCATTTGTAAACACGTCTAAGCGTGCATAAACAGGTTTTTAGGCTTAGAGCGGTCGTGTGACGTAAACAAATTAAAACCTCCTGATGAGTAGGTGAATCAGGTATTATTATTATGGCTACAATCATAGATTTAATCTGGACTAAAATCAAGAATGCGCACTTCTCAGATGCAACTGAGAATGTCTCAGAGACGGACTTTCTAGTTCGTACATCTGGAAAAGTAGAAATAGTTGGAGTCAATGACTCTGGCTCTATCCATGCAACAGGCTCAGAGGCGCAAGTCATCTTGTCTAATGAGGAAAGAGATTTTATAGAATCTCAAAGGTATTTACTTATTCCGATTGAATAAAAACACCATCAACACCCCAATAGTAGGCAATACCACCCACCACTATTGGGGTTAATTATAATGGGTGGACAATTATTAATCAATTAAATCATGGACAAAAAGGAAATTGTCCTATTGGTGGGCTTGTGCTTATCAGTGGGAGTTGCGCTTTGTGGTATTGCGCTGAAACATATCACGTTATTGGCTATTGGCGAATTAACATCGTTCTCTTTTATGGGAGCGATGTTAATTCGCAACAAATTCTCGAAGCGATGAGAGTGGTGCGTTTGATTTTATGCTACATCTTGGTGCTTTTGTGCCTAGGTGTAGCAGGTGGGCTCATGGTTCGTGGCTATGGGCTTAAAGATGTAACCCTTGTACTGGAAGGTATGGGAGTTACGTTTGTGTCAATTTTGTTACTAAAACTTTTTAAGCTGTAATTGGAGGTTTGCTGAAAATCCATTAATAGAGTAGGCGTTTAATCAATTTAATTATTTAAAAAAGTATGGCAACATTCAGAATTGAAAAGTTGAATAGGCTATCCTATATGGTAGTATTCAACGAAGAAAACTACCCAGTGGATACATTCCGCAGGGTAAAAGGTAGATTTACCACCAAGTCCGGCAAGTCTTTGGCGGAGTACGGATTCGCAATTTAAGTAATAACTCCAGTGGTAGGAAAGCACCCACTACTATTGGAGTTTATTAACCAATGGGTGTGATTAAAGTTATGAACAGATTATATGTAATCGACCCTGACATTTTTTGTGGTCGAATAATAACATCAGCTAGAAAAGAAAGTGACGGCACTATACGAATGGAGTATTCCGATTATACTTTCGACGAATACAAGAAAGAAAAGGGGCTACCAAACTTGGTGGCCCTTACTTGGGAGGAATTTGATTCTAAGTATTATCAACCATACTTAGATGGCTTATGTAAACCACTAAAAGAGATCACAGAAGAACGCTGGTGGGAGGCATTTGAGTGTTTACCTCCGATGAGGTACACCAAGTTTGATAATGGGTCTTATTTCTTTATCAGCGAATGCTATACGGCTGACTTGTATGCCTTTTATGCAAGGTTAGACGACAAGTATTACTATGGATTAAGGAGTAAGTACAAAAAGCATGAAGAACTCATGCAAGAAATCAATCAGTTATTAAATCATTAATTAAAAAGTTTTTATGAACACGTACTTAAAGTATTGTCCAAACGTGTTTGTTGCTAAGTGTGAGCAACAATACAAAAAAGGTGATATTATTATCATCGAAACAAAACACGGAAAAGAAATCGAAAATGAAGTCCACAACTTCATGGGAACAAAGGACGGATGTTTCTTATATTCCGTTACCCGTACAGATGGGTTTAATTCCCAAGAGAGAGCAAAGAACAAGGCAAGCAAGCTAGAAGGCTATGCTGCCAATGCTGAAAAGAGGAGTGAAAAATACTATGAGGCAAGCCAAGAGGGGCGAGAGTTCCTTGCACTAGGTGAACCAATTAAGATAGGGCATCACTCCGAACGGAGGCATAGGAAGCTCATTGAGCGCAACTGGGAGCGCATGGGTAAAAGTGTAGCAGAAAGCGAAAAGGCAAAAGAATATGAACGCCGTGCCGAATACTGGGCAGAAAGGGCTAATAAGATAGATTTGTCAATGCCTGACTGTTTAGAATATTTTGAGTTTGAGCTTGAGAAGGCTAAAAAGCGCCATCAGTTTCTACTTGACAACCCAGACAAACGCCCACACAGCATGAGCTTGCAGTATTCTAACAAAGCTGTAAAGGAATTGCAAGAAAAAGTATCTCTAGCTATTCGCCTCTGGGGTGAAGAAGAAGAGATTGAGCTATTGAATCAAGAAAGAATAAAAGATGCACAAGATAAGGCATCAAAAAAAGTAAGAAACGCCATAGAGAAATACGGTGCGTTTTTTGCTTTCTCCAATGAACAATTTAGAGAAGGATATAAGAATCTCGTAGAAAGGGGATTTTTAGAAGATGGCGAAAAGGTCGTGCATATTAAGGCTGGTATGTATGTACCAAAGCGAAATGTGGATGAATTTATGAAGGCTATTAAATAGCAAAAACAACCGTACACAAGGTAAATGTCCTGATACTTGTGTACGGTTACTAATTAATATCAGGCAACACAAGTAATTATGAAAAAATACATTATTCCCATCTCTCTTGGGTGGGTGTTGGTCGTATGTTCATGGGCGTGGCCATCAAAGAAACAAACACTACCATTATCTCAAGAGTATGGTAGTGTTAAGAATCAATCTCTGGACAAAGGCTTTTCCTCCACAGAAATATATCAAATTGCCTCTTGGAATATCAAGAGGTACGAGAACTTAAAGTTCAAGCCTTACAAATGTGAAGCTGGAATTTGGACTATTGGCTGGGGCTTTAACATGAAAGCTACTGGCATCAAGGAGATTCGTTCTGCTAATGATGCAGATGAAAAATTTCGTAAAATATTCACGCCAATCAAAGAGCGTGTGGATAGAGATTATAGCGACTTAACTCCACTTCAAAGGGTGGCGGTAATATCTCTAGTTTACAACACTGGCTCTTTTGAGTTAGTGGAAAAATCAACTTTTGTAAAAGAGTTGAGGAGAGGTAATATAAAAAAGGCAAGACGTAGTTTCTTGTCTTGGAATAAAGTAAGAAACGGTAAACGCCATGTGGTAAGTCGTGGGCTAACTGCAAGACGTAACTTCGAGGCTAAATACCTCGATGAGAGTTTCAGTAAAAGTGATTATAATCAATTAAAAAATGAGGTAGCCAAAATCTATCTCGCAAACAAGTAAAAAGGTATGGCAACTTATCTAATCAAAATCTTCATCCGTGGATTTAGTTGCGGACAAGGTTCAATCTGTGCATCCTCCGAAGAGGAGATGCACAAGCAACTAAGACACATGGATGTTCCATTCCACGATAGGCTCACTATCGAACAATTAGGTGATGGACATATCACCTACCTAATTTACGATTCTAATAATTTAAACAAATAAAACAAATGAGAACAATAGAGACAAAGATTTACAAACTCGATGAGTTAAGTGTATTTGCACAAGAAAAAGCGCATAATGAGTATTTAGCAAGGAGAGATTACGATTTCTCCGAGGCTATGGACTCTATAAAAAAGGGCCTAATCCACTTCGGATTCAAATTGGTTGATTGGGATATTGATTATTATAGAGCATCTAATGCCTATTTTAGAATAGAGTACACGCAAAACCACTACAACGAAAACGACAGGGAAGAATTGGTAGGCGTAAGACTGTGGAAGTATTTTCGTAATCAGTTATTATTACAGTACTTCTGTAAGTACGACAGAAAATACAAGCCACTACTTGATGGTAATTACCCATTTACTGGAGTATGTTACGATGAGGATTTCCTTTGTCCAATTAAGGAGTTTGTACAACGACCTAGTGCCGTAATCAATTTTAAAGACATCATGGAGGATTGCGTCAGGTCAGTACTCAAGTCTATTGAAAAAGAGTACGACTATCAATCTTCTTTTGAGTACTTCAAAGAAGAGGCGGAAGTTAATGGATATGAGTTCCACGATGATGGCTCTCGTTACTAATCGCACCAACCCCACTATGTAATAGTAGTGGGGTGATGGAATATTTTTAATTTAAACATTTTAAAACAGATGAAAACAATCAAGTCGTATTACGATAAAGTAAGGCACAATCCTTACACTAAACAGGTTCAAGACCTATATGCCATTCCGTACAATCAAGAATGGCAAGATAGGTTTTTAAAGAAAGCCAATAACCGATCCGGGAATAACCGATGGGAAGTAATCAGGAATAACACACAAAAACAAATTCCTGAAATTGAATTAGAAGGAAAATTAGAATTTGGTTTGTATGAAGTAACATGGTACTTTGTAGTTCATGCTGCAAGATACAAGGACGAAACCTATACTCATATATCTATCAATCTGGACAGAAGAAACAAAGAGTTTCCTAGTATGTACAGACTGACAGGAAAAGAAAGTGTAACGCCTCTTGAGTTTGTTCTTTCTAAATTGAAAGAATACTTCTATGACGGGCAGACTGTTATATCATATCTGCAATACAGGTATGGATACGACAAGAAAGGAGTAAACATGATATTCAAGAACTACCTTATTCAACAAAGAATAAGTAGTCACAGGGATTATAGTTATCTAAGAGAGTGGTTCAAGAACAAGATGAATATAGACTCTCATGTGTCTATGGAGTCCACAATCAAGTTTGCTAAGAAATATGGCAAACAAAAAGAAATGACCATTCTATATGCCTTTGATACCTCCATCGCCTATGGATTTGATGGAGATATTGACGAATTAGAAGAGGCAATATGGGATGCAAATCCTCCACAAAAAAATGTAGTGTATCTTTAAAATCGCACCAACAGCACCCAGTTGTTAGTTACTGGGTGCTTAGGAATAAATAAATATTCTTTTTACTTTTAATTTTTACTTTTAATTTCTTATGAAAAATCAATTAGGACTATTGTCCAAAGTCAAATCAAAGAAAGCTCTTCTACCCATTACAGAGGATGTTTTATTCTTAAACAATCAGATGATTAAGTTATCTGGAGACTGTCAAATATTTATGGTGATTGATTCACCAGTAAAATTTGATAGTCCATTCACCGTGGACTTTGCTAAATTAAACAAGATAGCAAGTAAGGTGGAGATTAGCAACTTTGATACGAGTGGGTATCAGGAAGAAAAACGACCCCTTGTTATCAATTCTAACAAGGGTAGCTTTAAATTACATGGTCAAGATGTTGAGGATTATCCTAAATTGCCAGACATGAATAACCCCGATTATTCAGGTACACTTAACCTACAAGGATTCAAAGAGTACTGTGTATTTGCAGGCAAAAACGAACTTAGACCTGCAATGATGCAGATATATATTGATAGCGAACAAATAACTTCCACCGATGCTCATCGTATGTTATTTAGAGATGTGGACAATAGCTTCATTCCGAATGGTAAAAATATTCTGCTACCACCACTGGCTTGGCTTAGTGGCAAGTATGAGTGTGAAGTAAAAGGCTTGTGGATTTCATTATCTAATAATGAATACAAGCTATACATAAAGATGGTAGATGAGCGTTTTCCTGATTTCAGAAATGTGATTCCTAAATCTAATTCTATAATAGCATCAGTACCAACAAAGGACCTGATTGAAAAACTAGAACTAGCTGATAGCTTTACCAATCAAGTCACTCATCAAGTTGAATTTCTATTTAAAGGAGACACGCTTGAATTGCAGGCAGAAGACGAAAATTGGAAAACCGAGTATAGCGGAAAGATTGACATTATGTGTAATGATGAAATAACCATCGGATTCAATGCTAGGCTTATGCTTGAGTATCTCAAGTTGGATAAAAAGAGAGAGACAACCACAATATCACTTTCCACCCCTACCAGATCAGGTATCATTAATGGAGAATATCTATTGATGCCTGTAATGTTGAATCCTTATGTATAATTAATAAACCAACCCACCATGTAACAGTGGTGGGTATAAACAAATGTAACTATGGCAAATATTTGTGAGAACGAATTGGTTATTACCAGTGACCCAACTGGTAAATTTGGAAAACTCTTGCTTGATATAGAGCAAGATATTTATGGCGGAGTAGATGGCTATCCGATATTCGAGGTGATTAGTCATGGCGACTTCTTTATGTTCCAATCTAAGTGGTCGCCACCAATCGAGTGGCTAATATCTTTACAGAAAGATATACCATTCTCTTGTACAGGCAAATACCATGAATTTGGCAGTCAAATAGTGGGCGAGTACACCATCAGTGAAGATGGTTCATTAGAAGAGAATGATTCGTCTAATAACTACTGGTATGGATTATATTCCATCTGGGATCAAGAAGTATTCATTAATGAGGTGTACTCTTTAAAAGATTATCCTAATGATGAAATCCTAATGGAACTCATAATGTCATATACCAACTCAACTGACACAAAGTATAAGGCGTTGGTTGATGAGTTACTAGATGGTAACGAGGAAAGCAAAGAACTTGATTAATTTTTAAACATAAACAAATACAAAACGATGAAAGTAGGAACATCTTGGGCCAATAAGGCTTACAGTGAGACAAGAAAAAATGGTGGAACAAAAGAAGAGGCAAGGGTTGCCTCTAAAGAAGCAAGAGAAGGATATATACAGCACGTAAGAAATCAACAAGCAAAATATAGTGGTGATGATTACGACTCTAATGTTTATGACGAAAACCATGAAGTAAATGATGGTGGATGGCATACAGGCTCTGACTTATAAATAGTTTTCAAACATAAACAAATACAAAACGATGGTAATAGAAGATAGTAATGTGTGCTGCGACACACTATTTGAAATGAACATCAAGTGGATGAGATTGGAAGATGGTACACTTGTCTTGCCACATCTTGATGGGCTTGATGGGAAAACAAAGTACAAAGTAGTCTTTTGCCCATCGTGTGGTAAAGATATTACAGGTATTCAAGTTAAAACTTATGAAGAAAATGAAGGTTAAAGTAGCACAACATCACATTGATGAGTTCATCTCGTACACAAAAGGTTCTTATTTGAGGCTGCTTACACTTAGGCAGCTTCTTGTAGAGATGATTCAAAAAGGTGGGTACGAAGACAAAATACCCAATGTTAGATGGGAGATAGAGCAAGTGGAAGAAGACTTGCACTTTCATTTTATCCTATCTATTCCACCACCATTCCCAGTGGAAGACAAACAAGAGGTGATGCTTGCCATTACTAATATCTATGCAGGAGTTAAATTATTTTAAAACAATCAAAACAAACCAGTTATGGACTATTTAAGTTACGTACTCTCAGAGAGAGTTTTATCAGACAATTTATTACTTGTAGCCCCAGATGGTTACAAGTTCAAAGGTGGGTACAAGTGTATCATAAAAGAATACACATTCCAAAACGAATGGTCAGACAGGGAGTCTGTAAGAAAATTTAGAACTATGGAATCTATGGAGAAGTATGTATCCAAATATTATCCAGAGTTCGACCTCGCAGACGTATGCGATGTATCAAATGTTCAATATTAAACAAATAAAACAAATCAATATCATTATGGATAGACCTTATAAATATTTTATCCTTTGTAACAAGACTAAAAATGTGATAATGGAAACAAACCAAGAACCCCTACTGCATCAGCTTCAAACATGGGAAGAAGTCCCCGAACTAGGAGTAGGAGTGAAGAGGTTGATGCAAACAAAGACAGCTTATATTGATACTCGTTACGAAGCAAAATTAAGACTGTTTAATTACATAAATTACACAAAAAAGGGATTAGAGATTCCAAGATACAGACCATTTGAAGGGACTGAAATCGGTAAGTCTATTCCAATACTTAATTTTTAAACAATACAAAACAATGAAATACACAGACCAAGTAAGGGATTTACAAGAAGCGATATACTCAGAAATGATTGAGTATATTAAACAACATGGTTACACAAGAAATGTCCTCGGTAACGAAGCCTTATTTGTAGGTATTCCATGTGGCGTAGCTCATACTATTGATGGTGAGCCAGTCATGGGATTTCTCGTAATGAAAACAGGGCACGAAGAATTAATGTATCTTGATGCAGGAGGTTATAATATAGTACCTGAGTTGTATTTAATTGAAGTTGCAAATGCGCTAGATAAGCTACTAGATAGAGCTAAGATAGGTTTACAGCAATCATTTGACGCTGCAATGAGGATTATCGAAGGCAACGCAAGTGTATCACTAACAAAAGTGCAGGCTTGTGAAATCATTAGATTGGCACATAATCTAAACGATTACGAGTACGCGCTACTCATCACAATGGTAGATGAAGCGACTACATAAGATAACAATTAGCATACTTCCTCTTCGTGGCAAGTGGAGGTATGCTAAAGTTGAGAGCGATATATTCTTTGACCACAAAAAGATTCTGCTAAAACACAAATACCTTGTGAGTGCCAGAGACATTGTGATTGAGGACTTAGTAGCTAATGGTTTCAATATTATTGGCTACCTTAGCGATACAGAGTTAATTACAGACACAATCAAACCAATTAATCAATATGTTTAAATCAGACAAGCAAAAAGAGATTCACATCAATACTTATTACCTTGAAAACTTCACAGAAGAAGAGGTGGTTAAAAATTTGATATATCTAACTAATCCTAGGCGATTACACAGAACAAGTGAAGCATTCATTCGTCGTGCATACAAAGTCGGCACGATAGGCAAGATGATTAGAAGATTAGACCCAGTAAGATTCAACGCATGGACAGAGTACAATTAAATCAATGGACTAGAGAGTCGCTAATACAGTGGCTCTCTAATAATGACCCAAATGGGGTATATGGTGATGAGGATTCTATACGTGAAGGTATGGGCATTTTAACTAAAGAAGAGGCGATACAGTTAATTATTAATCAACTGAAAGGATGATTAGAAAAACAGGTATAGAAATATTAAAACAATTCCACAGGGGTAGGATGAAATTCCCATACCCTGTGGAGTGTGACAAGTTTATGGTGCATGGACTTTTGGTTGATAAACACAGAGTCAGAGGGTTGGTGTCTTTTGCTGATGAGTACGTAAATAGACACAATCATGGAGGTACATTCATTACTGACCTCTCTAAAAGTAGATTAAGGGAGCTTGTACAGTTAGCCGATGAGTTGCCGGATAACTGTAAGTTCAATAAGTACAATGATTGCCAAGACCTATCAAGGTCAAGAGCAAAAGAATTGTTAAAGGAAGGTGTGCCTAGTGGATATGTTATCATTAACATATCGGATAGAAGAGCAAGGCTGTATGTCTTGATTTCTAATTTAGATGATTTAAGGAATGTTTATTGTTTAAAACTAATTAAAGAGGATTCAAGATGGCTCTCAAAGTAAAACAACAACAACCATTTCTCCGAAAAGTAAGAGAGGTTATGGCTATGTTAGATGACATGACAGAACATCTCGATGATTTCGAGGAGAAAGTAGATGAGTATGTGGAGAATGGCAAGTTCAAGTCGGACACAGAAGAAGAATTAGCTTTGCAGCTATTAGATGACCTAAGAAATCTAGTGGAGCAGCTTAGTGAAATTGAAGTTCCAGAAATAGAATAACGCCATTACAAAGGTATTTTGTAAATATAAATTTTTCTTACTACCTTTGTTGAGTATTTTAAAACCTAATAAAACACAAGTATATGAAAGTAATCGCATTAGTATTTAAGTTGGTTTTCTTTTATCCAGTCATGGGATTAGTTATTTGGAGTTTAATAGATTCCTTTATAACTTTGAGGTGGATATATAAGCATCAAGAAGAAAAGAGAAAGAAGCAAGGTTTTATCAAGGTTAGTTAAGTTTTATCAAGTTTATCAATTTTATCACGTTTATCAAGTTTATTATGTTACCATCATTCACAGCACCGGTTACTCCGGCAAGACCAATGATTTCTCAGGGCCAACACGTTGGTCGTATCTATTCAGTAATTATCTTGGGTACACTTCCAGATACCTACATGGGCGTAACCAAGCAGATGCTAAAAGCCCAGATTACTATCGAAACTGACCAACATCACCAATTCGATGATGGAGTTAAGCCTCTTGTTTACTCACAGAAGTTCACTTTATCAATGGGAGATAAGGCTAGCCTTCGCAAGTTTGTTAATCAAGTATTAGGGCAGACATTAAACGATGCTCAAGCCAAAACTTTCAATGTGTTTAGCTTACTTGACAAGAGTATCAACGTCGTTGTGTCTCATGTTGAGAAACAAAATGGTAACGGTATGAAGGAAGTCCTTACTTCTATTATGCCACTTATGAATGGCCAACAGCCTCCGCAGCCATTCAACCCAATTCTATATTGGTACTATGATGCACCATTCTTGGCATCACCAGATGCTGTGGCTATGTGGGATAGAATCCCTCCTTACATGAAGAATGAGATTCTCTTATCGGAAGAGATTAAGGCTAACAAAGCCCACTTGTCTCAACCTTTGAGGGATAAGATTAACGCCTATGTACAAGAGCGTGCTGCCAAACAACAACAGCAACAGCAACCTGCACCACAAGCAGGATATGCACTGCCAAACCAAGCTGCACCTCAATATGCTGCGCCAGCTCCGGCACAATATGCTACACCAGTGCAACAGCAACAATATGCGCAACCTGTACAGCAAACGATGCCACCTATGGTGAGCAACGGCAATGATGATGATTTGCCATTCTGATTCTGACTTATGTGTTATCCTATAAAATTCCCTCACTCTTAATTGAGTGGGGGTTTTAAATTAATTATCAAATCTAAAATAATTCAATTCTTATTATGGAACTTACTAATCTAAATTCAATCGTAACTGCAACAAAAGAAGATTTAACTATTGCAGCTAAAACTATCGTAAGGAGAGTAACAGAAGGTTATACTTCTCCTATTGCAGTAATTGCACAACTCAAAAAGGTAGGGAAGTTTACCGAAGCCATCATAGAAGATAAGTCCTTTAAGGAATCTCTTGTCAATGAACTTCTTAAACAAGATGGGAACAAAGCAGGATATGGTAACATGGAAATTGCTTATTCAACTACATCACGCTATGATTATAGCAATGATGCTAAATGGGTTGAATTAAATCGCCAACTGAAAGAGAGAGAGGCTTTCTTAAAAGGATTACCATCAACAGGTAAGACCGAAATTGATGAGGAGACTGGAGAGTTTACAAGAGTATATCCTCCAGTAAAAAAGACTAGCGATGTAATTAAAGCTACTATCAAGTAATGAAAGAAGTTATCTCTGTAAATATCAATGGCTCGAAAGCGAGTGATAGAAAGATGCTGTCGGACATTATCGAGGTGTTTGGTAGTGAGATAACAAAAGTAGTTCTTTGCTCTGGAGATAGAAACGACAACCAACTCCCTTATTATTGGGGAGTGGTTGTTGATTCAATATCGCAAGAGACTGGCCATGAGAAAGATGAGGTGCATGAATTTCTGCTAACTCAATTCTCAAAGCATTTGTGCGATGATGATACGTATCGAGTAAAAAGAACGTCAGAAATGACAAGAAGAGAATTTCACGACTATATTACAAAGTGCGAAGTGTGGGCTGGAACTTTCTTATCTATCGTTTTTGAAACAAAAGTAACTAAGACTAATTTATGAATGTAACTATCTATAATGGTGTATGGAATAAAGATCCTCACATCTTGCCAATACAGACATTAATCAAGAGAATTAAGAATGGTGTACCAAAGACAGTAAATAAGGTAAATCAAATTAGAAGCCTCATTGCTAATGGTGCAAATAAAAAAGAAATCAATGCAATAAAGTATACACTTCCGGGCTATCGTGTATCTGGTGAATTTATGTACCCAGAAGACTCTGGATTGGTTACGCACTCAGGTTTAATTGTTCTTGATTTTGATGAATTGCAACTTGGAGGTCTTACTCCTTATGAGTTCAAAGAGAAGTTAAAGGAATTACCATTTGTGTACATAGCTTTTATCTCTCCTAGTGAGAATGGCGTAAAGGTAATAGTAAAGATACCTCCAAAAAAAGAAGGGCACAGAGGGCATTTCTTAGGTCTTGCAGATTTCTTTACCAAAGATGGATGGAGTGGAGTAGATCCATCTGGTATCAATGAATCTAGGTTATGCTTTGAGAGTTATGACCCAGATTTATATCTTAATGAAGATGCTACAATATGGGAACATTTCTTGTATGAAAAAGAGAAAGATGTAGCTAGACCATCGTTTATTGCACCTGCTGGTGGCGGTAACTGGTCAGACTACAAGGCTATTCAACGTGTAGTAGAGTTGATTAGAAATGCACAAGTAGGAAGTCGCCACAATACGGTATTAAAAGCTGGTATGTTGTGTGGTGGATTTATGGCATCAGGCAAAATCCTTGAAAAAGATTTATATCTTATCGAGAACGCTGTAATTACATTATTTGATGGAGAAGATTACAAGATAGAACTTAGGGCTTTGCACGATTCAATCCTGTCTGGTAAAGAGAAACCTATATATGATGCAGAGCCAGAGGTTGCTGAAAAGAATCCTACTAACAATGCAGTCATTAGATTGATGGATAACTGGGGTGAGATGAAAAGGCAGTATTACGAAGGGAAAGAGCGTGGTACGACTACATTCTTTCCAACGCTTGACCCTCACTTTACATTCAAGAAGAAAGAACTCACGATTGTATCAGGTATGGGTAATAGCGGTAAGACAACATTTGTAATGCAACTGTATCTTATCCAATCAGTAATGGTAGGAACTAAATGGGCGATATTCTCACCAGAGAACTATCCATCTATTGAGTTTTATGACACATTGATTGAGATGTTAATTGGCAAGTCTGTCGATCCAGAATCTAAAAAATATGGTAACTTTGCTACGCTAGAAGAATATGAGGTGGCAGCTAAATTCATCAATGAGCATTTCTTCTTTATTTATCCAGAAACCGCTCACACAGTTGAGGAGTTAGAAGCCAACTTCTTGTATTGTATCAAGGAGTTTGGTGTTGGTGGCGTTATACTTGACCCATTCAATCAGCTTACTCACCAATATGACGGTAGAGATGATATTTATATAGGTAACTTCTTAGCAATCAGAACTCGGTTTGCGCGAGAAAATAATATATATTATCACATCATCACACACCCAAAAAGTGTACGAGTAGATAAAGATGGAGAGTATCCAGTTATTCACTTCATGGACTTATCTGGTGGAGCAATATGGTCGGCTAAGGTAGATAACTTCTTGTCAGGCAGAAGACCAAAGCAAAAGTCAGCACCAGAAGATACCACCTTTGAGATACACTCTCTTAAAATTAAGAAACAAAAATTGGTAGGTATCCCCGGTGTTACTATATTCAATTACGATAGAAAGTCAAGTAGATATTTTGATGAGTTCGGATTTAATCCACTAGAGCAGGCATGGAATATTATGTACGGCTCATCTAAAGAAGAGCAAACAGTAAAAGTCATCACACCATCTGAGGCGATTGCTAGTTTTGAATCAGAGAGAAAAATAGATTATCAAATTCCAAACGAGGTTATTGATGGTGAACCTTGGTAAAAACAATTAATTATTATGCAAAATTCAAAATTAAACACAAAAATGATTAACAACATCGTATTCGAGAACGTGGATAAAAACGACCACCCAGATTATTCAGATGCTTTTATATCTCATGCGGAAATCAATGGCGTTCCCTTGTCAGATGAAGAGCTAGATGAATTAAATCAAGACTCATGTTTTGTTCATGAGAAGTTGCTAGAATCGTTGTCTTAATTATTTTACTCAAAAACAATTATTATGTTTAATTTATTCAAGAAAAAAGAAACACCATTGGTGGAGATGCACTCTCCAGAACTTACAGAGAAATACAAACAAGAGTTGCTCAATTACTTTTCGCATCATAATATAATGTGGAGAACATTTGGGATACATAGCGTAACAGCTATACCCCATTCAGATAGAGTTATACTCAGAATTGAATTGTCTTATCCGGGATTACTTATTGGCAAGCAAGGTGTGATGATTAAAGGACTCGGTGCTTACCTAAAAAGCAAGGTTCACAAAGGCACACATCTTGATTTAGTAGAAAGTAATCCATTTTCGGGTATAGAAGTTAAGTCATGGTAATTAGATGTGGCGATGTTTTACTGGATACAAAAGATAGTAAACTATTCTTTGTGATGTCTGAATCTTTTGTGGAAGCAAAAGGCGAATCAGTGGAATATGAAATACTAGATGGTCAATCCAGTAAAACATATAGGGTATCGGGAGGTTGGATGCGTAACCAGATAGAGATTGGGAGATTAAGGTATCAAGGACTAATATCTCCCAGTCCTAACTTTGGATTAGAAATAAGTAAACAAACAACTAAAATTTATATCAAACAGTAAAAACAAGTATGAGAAACGTAAAATTATTCGAGTGGAAAGATTTACCAAAAGAAAAGAAGGTATCGTTTGCAAGTGAATTGAGGAAAGAGACAATAGAATCTTGGCATAGAATGGGGCTTCCAGAACCAACAGAAGAAGACCATAAATGGATATTAGACTCAGCCATCAAAGGTTGCCTATTTTATGAAGACCACATGGTGTACTACTCAGTAAAATTCAATCGTATTTATTAATAATTAAACACAAAGTAAAAATGAAAAATCAAATTTTAACAATCGCCTTATTCTTATTATCATTCACTTCTTTTTCTCAGCACGCAATCTATAATGACCCTTTATATAAGGGCCAAATGGAGGTGACTCTTGAGGAGGATAGGAAGGGATACCTTATGTGTTTTGAAGTTTACAACAAAGATATGAGTAAGTCTATCTACGCGATTAAACAATCAAGACATCAGGAGTTTATAGAGATTCTAAAAGGCATTGGAGAAAAGTATGAAGAGTGGACAAAGATTGCCAAAGAGAATAATGTGAATAAGCTCATGAAAGATATTCAACATAAACCATTATGGGTCGATGTTTACTTTTATTATGGAAGCACAGTACATAAAGGTTTCGATAATATTCAAGCTAAATTTATGGTAGATGAAGAAGGATATGTATTAGTATTAACCGCAGAGTCTACAATCTCAAACAGTAATCAATTCATAAAAAACGAGTTCTCTCTTATATCATTTAAGTCCAAAGAAGACTTCGATACATTTGTTGAGATGATTAGTGTAGAAAGAGCACAAAAAGAATTATCAAAACCAAAACCAGTGGATTTATTCAATAATTAATTAACATAATAAACAAGCAAACAAATGACACAAGAACAGCAAAAACAATTCGTAGAAGAAGTAGTGGCAAGAATCTTAGAACTAGAGCCACAATTACAACCAGCTATCGTGAATGATATTTACGAGCAAGTGTTTCATGCAAGAAAGACAGAGTTTAGGTTGGCACAAATGAGGGCTGATAAAGAAAGAGAAGCAATCGAAACATTCAAATACAAAACAATCTAATTATGGCAAAGAAAAAGGAAACACAAGTAATCAATATTGACCACTTACAAGCACCCCTCTCAGAAACGAGAGGGGATTTGGTTAAAACATTTGAATCAGAAGATAGATTCATTGATATTACCACTCTTATTGAAGAGTTTGAAGATATAATGAAAGACTCTGATAAATGGCGCAAGACAGTAGAGACAATCGCTGTTACCGATGAGAATGATGTATCTGGTATGAAACTAGCAAGGCAAGCTAGATTGGCAGCTAGGGAAACCAGAATAAAGCTCACAAAGAATATCAAGAAAAAGATTGAGGAAGTTGAGGCTACCATTGCGAATGAAAGAAAAATCATTGCTGATTTAAAGAAAATTGATAATGATTACCAAAACATCTGGAAGCCACTCGAAGCTGAATTGTCTGAAAAAGAAAAGACAAAAGAAAGGATTGAAGAACAACGTGTTAAGGAAAAAATGGAGTTGGGTAAACAAAGAATTGCTCTGCTAATTCCATACAATCAAGACCACGCTTTCTCAGAAGAGCAACTTGGTAATCTTCCTCAAGAAGTATTTGACAAGATACTTGCCAGAGTGGAAGAAAAATACAAGTCCGATATGGAGGAGCTTCGTAAAAAGCAAGAGGAGCAACATAGGTTAGACTTAGAGGCGATAAAAAATACACCACAACCTGTCGCAACTCCTTCACCTGTTGTAGAGCAATTTAAAGCTGTTGGATTTGAAGAGATTAGGCAAAATCCAGTGGTAGCTGTAAACGCATTTGAATCTCAGGCAAAAGTACAAGCACCGCCACCTCCGGTACATATACCACCAGTAGTACCTGTTACTCCAGTCATTCCTAATCCGATCCAACAAGAAGCACCAGTAATTCAGTTCACAGATGCAGAGAAATTGGATAAAGCAATAGAGATGACCAGAGATGTAGTTAGATTCATGTTACAGAATCCTATCAAGGATATTAGTTACGCTGCTGCATACGATGTGTTATTCCATGGCCTTGCAGATGCAGGAAAGGCAACAGTAAATAAAAAACAAGAACTTAAATTAAAATAATCAAAATGGAAGAAAGAGACATTGATAATTTGAAGTTTATATACGAAAGAATGAAAAACGTATATCAAGAAAGTGAATATGAAGGCTATATGATTAGATTTCAAGATGCTATTGATAAGATAGAGGCTTTTATGGATAAGGTAGATGAACAAAAAGAAGTATTAAAGCTGGCTGGCAAATTAGCTAGTGCTGCTAGGTATGTCACGGAGTCAAAATTAAATACATTAAGTGGCAATATTGAATATCTAAAATCCACAATGGAAATATATGATGACAAAATAATTTCTTTAACTAATAAATCAAAATAATCAAAATGAAAAAGAGGACAAGTGTTGATTTTAGTAAGCACGAATTGAAAATTACACAGTTAGATGGTGTACTGATACATGAGTTCAAAAGACCAGATACCAATATGTATAGATTGGTATTTATCAATACTTGCGGTGTAATGACTGTGACTGGCGACTTTGGTAACTGGGTGTTTTGTAGAGAGTTTCATCCTTCTGGCGACAATGATAGTGGTGTAAGTAGTATGTACTGGGATGGGAAATTACAAATCCATTCCGTTCAAGAATCTCATAGGTTCGACCCTGAAAGAACATTAGAACTCATACGAGAATTTAAAGATTCATTCGTAGATAATTATGGTAGAGAAATGGACGAAGATGAAATGGAGTGGCTTGAACGTTTAGAATACAATGTGAACGATGAGCCTGAGTATATATATACTGCGTACAGAGAAATGCCATCGAATATGGAATACGAAGATGTACCATTTGTTAAGGTACGTCACCCTTCTCTTAATGCTGTCTATGATGGATTCGATGCAATTTGTCAATTATTAAAACAATCAAACAATCAAAACGTATGAGTCACTTTAAAAGACCACTATCAGAACACGAAAGAGTAATCGTTAATCATGCTATCTTGCAAAAGACAGTTGATATACTAGACTTAGATTTAATTCCGGCACAAACGGAATTAAGAGATGACATTATCAAGGCGACAGAGCCATTGATTGATTTAATAGGCGACTTATTTAACAAGTCCGCCTTTACCAAGGAAGACATCAAGAAGTACAAGCAGTACCGTTCAGCAGCTAGAGAAATGATGAGTATCCTTATGGTAGCAAAAACCACTAAGTTAGAGGTACAAACAAAGGCTATCACAGCACTCAAGATGCTTATTGGCAAGATAGACTTCGACCTCAAGATGGAGACAGAAGAGCGCGAGGCAATGAAAAAGACAGAGGCCCTTGACCAGTTCATCAAGATTAGTGATTACGCAGATATGTTCTATGCGCTAGGATTACGTATCAATGAGATGGACTCAAAGACAGTCATCAAGTTTAATAAGGATTTAGAGAAACTAATTATCAAGTATGGAATATAAAGGAAGTACAGCGCACTACATCAGGCAACTGATAGATAAGTATAGACAAGATAATCAACTCACATTTGAAGAAGAGACACACAAGTATTCTATACTAAATAAAACAACTGGGCAGGTCATTACCGACTTGCCCAGTGTGTCTAAGGTTTACAAGAGATACAAGAAGCAGTTTGATGCAGAAACCATCTCTCTCAGGAAGTGTAAGGGCGATAGGGTTCTTGCCGAAGCACTCATGGCAGAATGGGCTGCGAATGGTACACTTCAAGCACATAAAGGAAGTTATGTTCATTATCACCTAGAAAAGTACCTTAATGAAATATACTCACACAAGTCCGATGTAAGGCAGCCAATCTTTGAAAATGTAGATATGTATCAACTGGAAGCCGATGCAATGATAGAGCAAGGTAAACAATGGGTGCGTACTATGATTGATAGAGGAGCATATCTTATTGGAACTGAAATTGAGATGGGTTCTTTGCAAATAGGTATGTTTGGTCAGTTAGATAAGCTATGGGTCATGCAAGGTAAAGATGGCAATACTGGACTTGTTATTACCGACTGGAAGACAAACAAACCAGATAAGTTTGAGGTAACTAGGTTTAGTGATTTGATGTACAAACCATTTGATTACTTATTAGACACAGCCCATGGTGAGTATTCGGTTCAACTAGGTTTATATGCAAGACTAATATCGGAGATGACAAATTATGAATTTCCAATACTAGGTGCTATTATTGTAAATGTAACACCAGACTCTTATGTGGAGTATAGAGTAGATAGAAAAGTTTTTAATCAATGTAATCAATTAGTAATCTAAAACAAGTCGCCTATGCAGTATCACGAACTATTCGCACAAACAATTATCTATGACATTCTCAAGCAATGGGATTTGATTATAGAAGGTAAGCACGGTAATTCTCAACGCTCGATTGAGATTGTAAAAAACAAAGCCAATGTCATAGTTAGTAACCTTGACAAGTTTGATAGGTTATTCTTCATTGATAATGGTGTATCTATTTACGATATTGATGACCAATACATCATGGTTGAGTTCGATATGTCTGGTGATTTACCGGAAATAATTGTCAAAGCTGCTCAAAAGTATAAAGACAAGCACCACAATACTTTTAAGGCGTACATCTGGGATATGGTAAGCAATTTAGATTTAGGACACTCGGTTGCTTTTCCACTTGAAGAGATAGGTACTTTTGTTGCATTGCTAGAAACATATAGGGTAAATAGGGGTATAGACCTTTTAACACACGTCTCTGTAAGTGAATTTATTATCAAACCAACATGAGTAAAAAACAAAAACCGGCTAGGGTTGATAAAATCCTAGCCCAAATAGATTCACAGTTTCCTGACATCGACCATAAAGAAGATGGTTCATTCTTGAGCTACGTTGGTAGCTGTAAATTTAAAGAAAAAATGTATGAGCAAAGCAAAAAGCAAAAAACAAAAACTAGCTAGGGTAAACAAATCCCTAGCTACATTAAAGGAAAAGTTCCCAGAATTAGACCTCACGGATATTATTGCGTATCGTGCCTATATGGACTATCACAAGTTAATAAAAGAGAAGATATACCTTGAAGTGGATATAGTAATGTGTAAGTCAGATAGGGTAACTAAAAAATGTATTGATTGTAATTGCTGGAAATCAAAAGTAGAATATTAAACAATTAAATGAAATCAAAATGACACATTACAGACTTTACAACCACATTACAGGTGCAGTAATTTATCTCTTATCAATAAGTAATGATTTAGATATTGATCACCAAGAATTACTCGAAAAAAAGAAGATTCAAATTGGATATGAAAAGGGAATTGATTACAACGATATGTCTTGGGAGTTAAATCCTTACACAAAAAATAATTAATTTATTAAACAAACACAAGTATGGAAGAATTAGCATTAGAGTTTTTAAAAATTATCATAGCCAATAAGTCTGACAAGTTTGAAGTTTCAGAGCACGTGTATCTAGCGTATAACTATGCAAAAGAGTTTACACGTCAAACAGAAATGCAAAGACATATAGCTAAGTATGATCCAAACTATTATCAAAGAAAACCATTGATGGCATATAAAGCGTCAATATATGGCGATGGCTCAGTTAGGGAATTATCCTTTGCAGAAGAGATAGATAGAGAAAGGTACATCACGCAACACTATGAAGATTGGACTTTTGTTACAGAAGTCGATGACGTAAATACAGTGCTGTGGCTAGGCGACTTCATTCCTCACATGAAGGGAAAGTTACACGTAGGTTTCTATGTATTCAAGACAGAAGAAGAAGCTCTGGAATATATAGACTCATCTATCGTGTAATAGTCCAGTAGTATTTTAGATTATTCGTTCCAAGTCTAGGAGAAACATCGTAATGTACATAGATGTTATCCGTATCGGTTGTGATCATTGAGAAGCCAGCAGCATCTGGACTTGATGGTTCAACCGATATTCTTTTTGAGTCAATACCTGTTCCATGACTTATAACAACAACGGTTTGCCCAGTGGCAGATGTAGTATATTCGCCACCATAAAATAAGCCAAAGAAATCATCAACAACTTCAACTCTTTTATATCTCCTACCATCTTTTCCAACCAATATATCGTAGCCATCATCAGGAGATACTTTATCATCTTTATCGAAAGCAAAGAAACCTTTATTAGTCTTCTCATTTAGAAACCAAACATCAGGAGCATTTGGAGAGCAAGAGTCGTTAATCTGCTTTAATGTAGCTACTATAATCAAGCTACTGGTTATTCGACACATTAACTCTTCAAGTCGCTGCTCAGTGTTTAAATAAGAAATCCTACCATCATCTCTTCGTATCATAACTCATTCTTTTAAATCAAAAATACAAAAAAAGGGCGAAGAAATCCTCGCCCAATTTTGAAACAAACAACACAAGTATATGAAGAATTACGCTCCTGCTGTTGTAGTAGGTAGCGGTGTAATTGTATCTGACACAGCATAGTATTCAGAAGCTGGAGAGAATCCACCTGCAAGAATAGTAGCTAATGTGTTGTATTGTACATTGGCAGCATGAGTTCCATCACTAATGAAAGCAACTGTTTTCAATGCACCTACATAACTTCCTGACTCAGAAGAGTAATTAGAATCACCATAGAAGTGAATATCCAACTGTACATCTTCTTTGATTTGAAGCAAAATAACCTTCAACGAAGCATTATCAGCAACAGTACCACAAGGCACAATACCGAAATCTCCTAAGTTTTTACCCTTCAAAGTTTCAGCAGAGTTAGCAGTCACTAGAGCATACGTCAAGTTCTCAAAACCTTGAACGTAAAATCCTTCACCTGCTGTTTTTGCCTCAACAATAACCTGAGCTGTGTTACTAGGGTTTACAGTTACTGTAACTGGATAATCAGGCGTTTGTACCGCTCTAGCTGCGAGTTCGGCAGCAAGCGTTGCATTTGTTTGTGTATCGTCTTCACAAGTTTTTACAAGTGGAACATATACATTGTAAACATTTGCATCAGCAGAACAATCGTTTTGGCGTTTCTCGATTGTAAAACCGATTAACTTAGCATTACAATCAATCTTTGTTTTATCAACTGTGAATGTTACCTTTTGCTTTGCTGCCTCTGTGCTAGATAAAACTTGCACGTTACTTTGAATAGACTTGAAAGCAATCTCAAGTGCCTTTCCTTGTGATGTACAACCAGTCGCCTTAATTAAACTGTTGGCTAATGTAAGTGCGCTATTATCGCCTTTACCTAGCATAACAAAATAATTAGGTTTCTCCATTGTGTAACATGGAGCGTAGGTGTACATTTGTGAATTATTCACAATGCTACCTTGTGCTCTAGCTGCATCACTGTTGTTATAACCTTTCATCAACATATATATATGAATTTTAAATTTGCTCGTTCTTTAGACCATTGTATCTTGCATCAGGTATAATCGCAGACAGCTCCGATACAACGCTCTTTATTATCTCCTTTTGCGCCATCTCATTGACTTCCATATAGCCATCAGGGTCTCCTATAAAGTCTATCTTTTTTGGCATCTTAACATAGGTAAAGATAATACCTTTTGGTGTGGTCTTTGAATGAATAGTTATCATTCTATGTCCTTCAAGCCCAGAACTTGTCTCCATGTATAATGGAAAGTAATCATCAGGAGTAGAAAATGGATCATCTAGCACAAAACCAATAGCATCATCCGTAACTGGAAGTACTGGTCTTGTTATAATCCTTTTCAATCCTCTACACTCAAATTCCATATTGGCAAGTATATTTCTTATTAAAAATACACTATGCTCTATCTCCGTTGTAAAAAATGATTTTACTCCATCTAACTCCTGAGTGTATATAAGGGGAGAGATTCTTGAGCGAATCATCTCACTCTCCCCTTGCATAACAATCGAATTAATGTACGACAGGTATTTATTGTGAAAGAAATCGGCTACAACTTCCTCGTTAAAATAGGGGAAGTTTACTGTATCTCTATATTGTTCAATCTCTCTATAAACCTGTTCGTTGGTTTTCATTAATTCAAATTATTTAAAGTTTTCTCTAATTCATCACTCTCTAGTCTATCCAACTCGATAGCCCTCAATTCTTCAAGCAATATCTTGAATTGTGGATGAGAGTTCTCGTAGAAAGCCTGTAATGTTTTCTTAGGGATATTCTGTGAAATACCCGGAACATTAACCATTCCTGCGTTTGGCCCTTTCGCTGCAACAACTTTAATGACATTCTCTTTGAGAGCTTCCTTAATGGTCTCAGCGATTAGCTCTGGAGTATAATCTTCGTTCACTTCATCGTCGTCATCCGATGATGCAATAGACTTCCCATTTAATACAACTGGAGAATCATCAAGTTCTTCAAGTAGAGCAAGTGCTTCCTCATTTACCCTTCCAATAATCTCTGGAGTAATGGCTTCGACCTTTGCAGTTTGTCTCAATAGTGCCTCTAGGTTCTTCTTAAACTCTGGCTGCTGCTTGAGTAAATAAACCATTTCTTCATCATTGCCTGCCAAGATTTTACCATCACGAGATTTGTAAACACCATCATAATCTAATACACGTGATTCTCTTGCTTGGTCGATAAGTGCTTTGAGTTCAAAGTCAGCATCATCAATCATTTCTTGAATCTTCTGTGGCTCTGTCTCTGCAACCTCTGATAGTTTTTTGTAGATTACACCAATGGTCAAGCCTCTTGTATTCTTGTACATTCTTCGGAATATCTTAGCTAGGTATTCCTCATTTTCCTTTTCGTACAAGTCGAGTAATTGATTTTTCACTCGAATTTTAATTTTATCAAACTTGATTGCCTTGTCGATATTTAGATTGTCATCAAGGATTTTAATGTGCTGCTTCAACTCTGGATCAAGCTGTAATTGAATCTGCAACTTCTTATAGTTATCAGCATCACATTTTTTACTTAGGTCAAAAACAAAGTCCTTACCAACTGTAATGCTGATTGGATTACCGGAGTCATCCGTATAGAAAATCTCTTTATACGTTCCATCTTTTTGAAGAACCTTGAATGATTGTCTTAAAGTGTAATTACGAATCTTTGGATTTGGTGAGTGATGGGTAATCACTTCTGAATGAACTGGTACTAACATATAATATCTTTTTTTTGTGTTGTTAAAGTAAGGTAGCCTAGCTGTTTCTTACTAGGCTACCTATTTTATTATGCGTCAAATTTCGCTTTCAACCAGTAGATGTCATCTGGGTTTTCAACGATAACTGTTAGCTCAGAAAGAACCATAAACTCTTCACCATCAACAGGAGATGCTACTTTGTAGTTCTGTTGGTTAGCTACTGAGTTGATGAATTTCATGTCACTATCAGTAAGGTTAGGCATATCCATACCGTTTCCATGTAAACCTGACATACCAGCGATTGAACCAAGAACAAGACCACGGTTAAGTGAACCTTTCTTTTTAGTTGCAATCCGAACTGTACGTGCGCCGTTTACAGTTTCAGACATACCGATTGGCACGAAATACATATCGTAACCATCAATGTCGTATGCCACACCATCAAGAACCTTCTTGTCAATCTGGAAACCACGTGGTTTCGTAGAGAACTGAGTGTTCATGATTTTTAGTGTACCATCATCTGATTGGTATGTTTCATCCCATCTCAAGCCAGCAGCGATTGTGCCTTGTCCATTTCCAACAGCAGAATCAGAAACACGAAGCGAGATGCCTTGTTGTTTTGTTTTCTCTTTTTGGATTTTCTTCAATACTGCACGACCACCACCACCAGTGATAACAATGAAATCAACCATTTCTTTACGGTAATAATCTTTCGACTGAGAGATAATGGACTCTACAATCTCAAGGTTACGTGCCGGAGAGTCAAATGGGTTATATTCACCCACACGCTCAGTATATTCAAATTGTTGCTTAACCCCTGCCATTAATGGAATTTCGTTTCCTCCACCATTCTGACGAAGAGTACGAACAACACGGTTGTAAGCATCAAAGTTGGTACGACCAAAGTAGATTAAGCTAGATACAGACTCTAAGTGTTTCTGTAATAACTTACCTGAGAATGGAAGTACATATTGGTTGATTGCTTTTTTCGTAGCAGAATCAACTTCTTCATAAAGAAGAATCTCATTTGTGATGTCTGTACTTAAAGCATGACCAGAAGCAGAAATCTTGTGACGAACTACCTGAGTTACGTTAAACAAGTCATAACTTGCATGGTCAATTTTAATCTCCTGAGAAGTAGATGAACGCTCGCCTTTTGCGTTGGAGATGTAGTTCATGTACTTACCAACTTGCAACATCTCAGATGTGATTGTTGAAGCTGGATCTGGAGAAGGCCACTCTAAGATGTATGTAACACCTTGAGAAATGATGCCCAAGTTTGGCTTCTTACCTCTTACGTAGAAGATAGTTTTACCATCACTTGATAAAAGCAAACCATCTGTATCTACCCAACCTTCGTTAAGTGAAATTTCAAATGGAGTGTTTGCTGTAATAGTTTGAGGAACAGTAGAAACATCCACAATTCGGCAAGCCTCATAGGTGTTATCTACAATTCTCCATCTTACCAGCGATTCAGCGATTGTTTCATTAGCTACACCAGCAGCACCTTGCTCTCCTGTGGAGATACCGTACTGTGCTAGGAATCCAATGAAAGAATCACGACCTGCAAATTTATAGATAACCCTAGCTACCGCCTTTTCGTCACGGAGCAAGTGGTTGCCTAAGAATTTCATATCATAGTTCAACTTTGTTGAACGCTTGATATTTTGGATTTTGATTTGAGTCATATTCTACGTTAAAAATTAATTTTTCAATGCCCTCGTTTGCCCTGCAATGTACGCCTTTTTCGCAACTTCTTTGAGAATCAAATCTCTAGTCTTTGGGAATAATAGCGCAGCATTTTGAGCTTTTTCTTGTGGAGTTTTGCCTTTTACTTCGTTATCACGCATAAAATTCAATAACTCATATTTCATGGAGTTTGGTATTTTAGGCATTTCTACCTTAAATTTATCTCCATCATCATCAACCTCTAAGGTATCTAGCTTTAATTCTTTTACAGCTTTCACTGACTCCTCTCTTTCGGAAATAATTTTCTTTAATTCTTCTTCGGCTGATTTCTTTGCTTCATTAGCGATATTTACAGCTATCCTTTGGTATTCCTTTCTCTTCTTATCAGCTAGTGCTTTGGCTCTTGGAGTTAATCCATTGTCCTTGTCGCCATCAATATAGAGCTTATTTAACCTTTCAGAAATTTCATCGTCAGACTCCAGTGGATATTGCTCCATTAGCTCATAAACAATAATCTCATCATCGGTAGAATTGAATCTATTGATTGCCTCTACAAAAGTTTCAGACTCATTTACCGTATTAGCAACAAGTGTTACTTTCTTTTTTAAATCAAGATAATCCTGCTCTGTTGCACTTTCTGGCAACTCCTCTCCTAATGTTTGAAGATCGCTACCAAGCTCTTTCTTGATTATATCTGAGTAATCTTTTTCAGATGGTGGCGTGTATGAAAAATCATCATCTCCATCTGCAACACCCTCATTACTAGAACTACCCTCTTCGCCAGATACACCTTCATCTGATGTTGAATTAGTATCTTCGAGAATATCCTTAATAGTATCTTCGTAACCTACACCAACTGAATCATTAGTAGGTGTAAAATTGTCGAGTGGTAGATTTGGGATTAAACCGTCATCTTCCGATGGTAAGTTGTCGAACTGCATAATCTTTACTTATTTTTAGTTGTTTGTTCTATACAAAAATATAAACTTTATCTATGTAAAAAAAGCACCAACCCCTTACATTGGAGGTGGTGCTTGTTGTTGTGATTCATTTATGATAGCTTGTTCTTCTTGGAGTTGAGATTGTTTCTCTAAATCAGCCTCTGCATTTAATAACAATTTCTGTCTATCATTCGCCTCTTTAATGTCATACATCTCTCCCTTGAAGTTATCAGAAGCTCTCTTAGATTGCTCTTTCAATTCAGCAATAAATCTATCTGTTTCTGACTGGATTTGGGTTCTTTGAAGTGGAACATCGACCTTAGCAGCTTTATCAATTTGATTTTTCTCTTGAAGAATTTGTTGTTGTTGTTGCGCTCTTTGATTTTGCATTTCTTCCATCTTCTTGGCAGTAGATTTAATGATAGCCAACGCTTCTGTGGGGTTCTCATTCAGTCTAATTTCAGCCATTGTAGCTACATCCATTGCACCAGAAGAGAGTGCCATGCTAGCCATATTTTCCAAGAACGCCTTATCTTCCATAGACTTAGTACCCATATCCAAGTAAACCTCCATGTCGTATGTAGATAAGTCTTTGGTAACTCTTAGGATTTCTTTCTCTTGTGGCCCCCAATAAATAGATATGTTTTGATTCTTTGAGCCAAAGAATTTCTTGACAATATCTGTGTATCTCTGATAAGCTCTTTTTCTAAATGTGTAGTCCTCATAATAGTATCTACGCATAATCAAAGATGCCTGTTGGATAAGTGTATTTACCTTTCCGTTTGAGTCATAAGGAGATGCCTGACCCAAAGAGTGAGCATTGATACCTACTATATCTCCCCACATTCTTTTTATGGCATCAGCAGCCTCTAAATAATTCATTACAGATTTTGCAGATGGGGAGAATGAAACTTTATTCATGTGTAACCTAGCCAGTGGATTCTCTCTGTCTTGTACTAGAGTAGAATCAAACTCAACAAATCCAGCTTTTCTTGCATTGTAAAGCATAGATTTCACATCGCCATTAGATTGTGCTCTATCAATCATCAATACATCTTCTGATCCTGTTAGTTTAGTTAGCTCATCAGCCTTGTACATGAAAGAGTTGTACATCTTCCAGAATGATTTACTTACACTAACTAAAGATTCAGTATGAGATATAAGTCCAATAACCGGAGGGAATACTCTATTTTGGTCTTTCTCGTATCTTGTTTGGTACTTATATGGGCCAACACGAATAATTGTATTATGAGCTAACCTTGTAGCCTCCCACATCTCTTCGTATGGCTTCTTGATTAAATACTCACCCGGCTTTGCCTTATACTTATCATCAACCCTTTTATATGTAATACCCTCCACTGTGATACCAAACTTCATTCTTTTCCTTTCTTGAGCGGTAGGGTTTTTTCCGTTTACCTTCACGATAAACTTCTTTTGCTTGATTACTTTGAAGTATATCTTTTGCTCAAGGATAGCACAAACCCCATTATGATTTGTTAGGTCAGATGTAGGGAAAAAGGTAGATTCAAATGGGATAGTAACAGAATATCCGTGGTCGCCTTGTACCTGTTCTGTAAGGTAGGTTGTAGCTAGCCTAGTTGGGTCATAAGCACCATTGATATTACCATTTTGTCTAAGCCTTACAACAATATCAATAATCTCTTGAAGGCTTTTTTGCTCAGCTAAATCTTGACCATATTTCCTCAATGCGTTTTCTAAAGAAATGTAATTGTTTATACTCCATGCAATAATGTTTGGATCATCCATGTCTTCGACTGAAACAGGAGAGATAAATTTTATTTGGTCAGGAGATACGTACTTTAATTGTGGTGTAGCACTTTCTGTATCTACATGAGCAAACATACAATTTCTTACATAATGGTCTTTATTTGCTTTGCGTAGTTCATCTTCTGTGTTATATCTTCGGCTAAGATTTAGTAGTAATCTTGTAGCTACCCATTCTAGTTGCTGACTGCCATCTAGCTCCTCTAATAGTTCTTCCATTGTTGATGGAGCTTCTGCATCTGGGTCTTTTAAATCCTCTAAATTCTCTCCTGTCTGTTGCATTATTGCATCAATAGCTGCATTACGGATATAAGCAGCAGCTTTCTCTGACATTTTCGTGAGTTGCTTATCAGTAAATGCTTGAGATACATTGTGCATTGTAAATTTGAGTGGCATACCAATAAGTGTACCTTCGATAGCCTCAAATGCTGTACGGTGGAATTTATAATCATTAAGCTCGGCTGGGCCTTCTTCTCCATAAGTATAGAGTAACCCTTCAAACTCTTCTCTTAATTCTCCAGACTGTGTATTCCCTTCAAATATATCAATATTAACTGATGGGTTTTTGGCATCATCAAAAGGTACATTACTGTTAAATAGCATAAAGTCTGAAATGTGCTGAACAAGCATATTCAGCAACTCCGGGTCTTTATCGTAATCCTCTGACCAAAGAATTGTTGGAAATTCTAGGTAGTCAATTCTGTCTAATATTGATTTGTATGCCATTCTATATTTTTATTTTACCCTCCACTTTGAGAGTTTATCTACATTCCCCTCTGATAATCTCTCGATTAACTCATCATACAATCCCATTTCTTGTGAAACAAATACTGCCTCTTTAAAACATCCTCTCCAGTATTTTTCGTAAACCAAATCGTACCTAGCTGGCATTTCACCTCCTGAGTAAAATATGCGAACAAATCGCTCTCTCCACTCTCTAATATAATTGGTAGGATTTGTGTTATAAAACTCCATCAATCTTGGGATTGGTACATGAAATTCTATATGCAAGATACCAAATAAGCACTGCCTAGCAATAATTTCCCTTGTGTACTTATCTTCTATATTAGATGGGTCTTCTGGTAATAATCTAGCACTTGTGCTTTTACCGCCTCTTTTTCCTATAAGTAATGAATTATAGAAGTCAGTAAATGGGATATTAAAATATCTGGCTACTGCTGTTTCAATACACCGATAGATAGTTGGTCTATCTAGGTTTGCCATGTACGATGTGAATAATGCAGCATCATTAGCAAATTCAATATCCTCTATTCTTTTTCTTAATTTTTGAACCTCGTCAAGAAGTTCCTTGTGTTGCTCTTCTGAAATCATTATATTTTTAAATTACTGGTTTCCATTCTCCTGCCGGACATCCGTACTGTGGTGATTTTTGTTTTACTACCAAGTTACATCCACAACCATTCACTATTTGCCCTGTATCTACGTGAATCCTTTGTCTTGTTGGATCACACGTGTTTCCATTTTTTAATGGGCACTTCAAGCACTTGTCAAGTCTATCTAAGTAAACCTGTTTTGTCATACCCTCTCCTGATTCTGGAAGATTATCCATATCAAACTTGATGGAGTCTCCGTATGCCTTAATGATACTTTCGATGTCAGATGCTGACATATTCTTAATAATAGATGCGTATGCCTTTGCGTATTCAGCTATATTTCCAAATAAACTCATGTGTGTTTAATGTTTGTTTTGTCATATAAAAATAAAAAATATATTGGTGGAATCAAAATGAAACCACCAATATGCACTCAACCTAAACTAATTTGCCAAAACTGTTTTCTTTGATACCTTTTGAACTTCATTCCAATAATACCAACTAGCACTATCTCTTCTTGGTTCTGGTGCTATATTGTATGGGTAAAGTTGAGTATATGCCGTCTTCCTAAAAAGGTCAGTGTGACTTTGCATTACTCCTGCATTGTGAAAGATATTTACCCTATCCACCTCTGATATATCTGATGTTGCAAAACAGAAATCCATACGACTATCCACCACCGTTTCATGCCCTGCCAGCCATGCGTTCCAAAGTATAGACCACATACCTGCTGTCCATTTTTGAATTGGCTCTACATTTGGATTATCTTTTTTAAATTGCGATTCGGATTGTACGAAATAATCATACAACTCTACACTTGTTTTTTCTACTATATCCCAAAAATCATAATTTGTATCCTTGACTATATACTGCGCTCCTCCAGAGTGGGATTTCATTAACCGTGGAACTAATGGGTCGATACCCACAATAGAACACATATCTCGATAGATATAATTACCCTTCTGTTGAATATAATCGTAATTCAAATATGAGTTAGTATTTGATAGATACCACTTCTTATCTCCCGGATTAGTAGCGAAAGAAAAGTTGTAATTCTTGGTAAATAAAATGTCTGAATCGTGTAAGAATAAAGTCTCACTCTTTAACCAAGGATTTGCCTCAAAGTGTTTCTTGAGTAAATAAAAGTAGATTGATGGCTGATAGTGTTTATGTTCTCTTTCGTCTTTGTAAAAATGAAAGTTTACAAACCTATATCCATCTCTAAGTTTTAGCCACTTTTGAGGAATTTCCGTATCGTAAGATACGAGTATATCCATCTTAGTAGGATTCACGCCCTTTTCGATAAAGTTATTTATCATAACTTCAACCTGCCACTCAAAATAAGGAGTAGCAGGTTGTGCGCATATATATCTCATCAACAAGCTATAAGTTGTGATATTGTACCAAATGAATTAATTTGCACTGCATACCTAGTTACGCCCTCTTGGAGTAAATACCAAGACGCTGTGTTTGCCGGTACATAAGGATTAGTTAGTGTAGATTCTTGGAATACACCAACTCCTGTTGTAATTGTAGCACCATTGTTATTTCTGTAAATATTTATGGTAACCTCTAGTGCAGCGCAAGCCTCACTTGATGTTAAGTACTCTTGTGAACTAATTGATAGCTGAATAAAAGGAATTGGAGTAGTAGTAGGCTCTGGAGTTGTTGGTGCTGGAGTTGTTTCTGGAACTCCAAGTACAAATGAATCAAAATCTATTGCAGGGTTACTTCCTCCCGTACACCCGACTGATACAGATATGCTTGATGTTACAGATGTGTTGTTTCCCCATATTACTGTTACTGTATTTGATGTTGATGAGCCAGATATAGTACCACCACTAACAGTCCAAACGTAAGTATTGTTTTGCCCTCCTACTACTGATAATGTGTAAGTTTCAGTAGTGTTAATAAGTGGAGTTAAATTACCCTGAATAGTCACCGACGTGGGTTCTTGACAAGATGGAGTGGTTGGGACTGGTGTAGTAGTACTAGATGCTGTTGTACTTGTACTTGTTGTACTAGATGTAGTAGTACTAGATGTTGTTGTTCCAGAGGTTGTACTTGTTGTGCCTTGAGTGGTCGTACCTTCTCCGCAGCCATGGCTAAAAATAGCACTAGCAACCCTTTGGTCATTAAATGTAAGTAAAATTACATACGTGTATCTAAATCCGTCATCTAATGAATTAAACGTAAGTAGCCCTGTTTGTTGATTAAGAGATATGTACCTTTCGGTAGGGTCTCCGTTTATTTTTACAGACACACTAGATATATTGCCTAGTGCTGCGTTTGATAATGTTATTGTTCCTGTTGATGCCATTTTATATAAAAATTAATAAGTTAAATATGAAGGCTACAATCCATTTTGTACGGCTCGACCAATAAGCCGCAGACATTTTACCCTTCTTTATGTTTGCAGCGTGTCTTGCTTTAAAGCTCTCTCTTCTTTTTCTGTACGCTTCCGACTCGCCTTTTTTCTTTGGAGACCCAGATACTCCCTGTTGTCCGAAGCGAATTAATTTGGTCTTTGAGCCTTCCTTAGCCACAACTACGTGACTTTTCTTAGGGTGACTTGGTGTTCTCTTTGGTTTATTATAACCACTAACACCTGCTCTTGCTAATTTAGGGTCTTTACTCATATCTATCTCTTTTTACCTTTATGTAATCCATGCCTTGCGTGTTGAACTCCTGCCTTGGTTGCTTTTCTTTTTACAGCAGTAGCTCTTGCTAATTTAGCTCTACCAGAACTAGATGACTTCAATGATTTTATCGTGGCAGATGGTGCATAAACCTCTCCTGTTTCTCCAGATGGTTTACCGCTAGGAGTCCTCCATTTTTGCTTTGTCCATCTGACTAAATCTTTTTGTGGCTTTTTCATTTATATCCCCCTCCGTTGGATTTGTATGCCTTAGCTAACATTTGAGCCTTACGAGCCGACCATTGCCCCGGCCTTCCACCTTTACTTCCTGCCTTTATTTTATTAAACAAAGACTTTCTCATAGATGGTTTTGTATAATTACCAGCAGCATTTACCTTACTCTTCGTTGCCATAGTTAATAATCATTTGAATCAAAAATACAAAAAAAAATGATAGAAACTTTTTACATCTCTATCATTTTTATCTGTGAGTTAGATTAATAAGATTTTTTGCCTTTTTTAGCTGCCATCTTTTTTCCGCCAGACTTTTTCATCATAGCTTCTTTTAATCCTTTTGGAAGACCTTTCATCTTATCCATTTTCCCACCTTTACCACCTTTCATCATAATATATAATAATTAAACGGTTACTGACTCTAATATGACTCTAATGTCAGAAGGGAGGATTACGCCATTTAAGTCAGACTTCTCGAACTTGTCTAACTTTACCTTGTATGGTGCTTTGTCAAATTTTTCAAGCTCTTCTTTTGGTAATCCGTCACTATCTAAGAATAAGGTAAATTGAGATAATACATCTCGCTCTTGTAGCCTTTCCTCTGAATATCCATGCTCCTTTAAGAAAATCTTTCTCCATTTTGTTACAATGGCCTGAGCTTCCTCCTCTAGCTTAGATAACTTCATATTGTTATCTATCACCTTAGAGATAAACTCTTTTTTTAAATCCAAATACTTTGGTTTTTCCGAGAAATAATCTCTCTCGATTGCAACGAGTGCACTTCTTAATCTAATTGCTTCCTTGTTAGTCATATTTAGTGTGTTTATTTCACTTCAAATATATTGTTATTTTACCTGTAAAACAAGTCCTTCAAATGGCCCATACCAAGTAAATCCTGAGAGTATTTGATTTATCGTTTCCTTATCTCCCATAAGTAATGGTATCCAATACTCAGTAGGTATTGTTTGATTGCCCTCAAACAATGTAATAGAATATCTTAGTACAAGATTTTCTTCTTGACTACCTTGCATAATAATACTACCATCTTCTTGTTCAGTTGGAACTTGTTGCGGTTCGTTCTCATAATGGTCGTATATTAATTTATAATATACTTGAGTTTGACTTCCTGATACATCACCAATAGCTTTTATAAAAAGTCTATTTGGCTTCAACTGGACTACAAAGTCCTGACTTAATTCTAAGTTCTTTTCCATAATTATCCTAAATCTATATCTGTGTAATTTACGCTGTAAATAAATGGTGGTGAAAGTGCCGTATAGTGAGCCTTAGATGAACTTGATGACACTTGAGTTAAATACCTTATCTCCAAATTTATATTTTGATAAGTTGGTAAATCAGAATCCAGCACCTCTCCTGTCAAAACTATTCTTACAAATTCTAATGGTAGTCCAGACCCAGAATCTGTTGCCATCGTAGTTACATTACGAATATCAACTAAATTTCCTGTATTTCCCAATAATGACACAATAGGCGCATTTGTCAATTCTGGAGCACCTACGCCACTTGACAATATCCTAGTAAAATTATTCCAAGCACCAGATGTACCAATTCTCCATCGTATAAATCCTAAATAAAAATTAAGTGATTGCTCGTAAAAGTACAAAGGAGGTGATATTCTTATGGTCAATAATCTTCTAGGTTGCCCTAATAATGGATTTCTTCTATTTTGATAACCATAGGTAATGGCGTATCCATTTGAATAATCTTTATTCGTTATTACTGCACTTGCAAATACACTTATTGTACCTCCACCAGTCAATCCCATGTCCACCCTATATTCTTTAAATATGGACGTTCCGGGTGTAGTTAAAACAGAGACGGCCCCATTGTGCGTGAGTATCAAACTGGATGATGGAGAGCCAGATGCCACCATTTGATTGTTAGACGTATCAAACATATTTACACTTGACACAAAACCTAAACCATTTGATATAAACACATCAACTCTAATAAAGTTAGATGCCGTTGGATTTCCTGCAAATACATTAATTTCTCGGATAGACGCGCTTGCCGTAACCGTACCGGTAAACACACATGAAATATATTGGTTTACATCAATACTATCCAACTCAGCCGTAGCTAGAGCATCTGCACCTGCTTGAGTAGGCGCACTATATTTACCTGCTGGAACAATATGAGTATATGATTGCTGCGATGGAGTATATCCGCTAGGACAAGTCTTTGTGTAGGTTCTTGATGCCTGTGCATTAAAGAATACACTTTGACGACAAGTAAGCTCTGTGTTAGCTAAATCTTGAAGCGTAGTTGCAAATAATATATTTAATGCCTCATTGGCTGTTTGCTGACTTATAGCGGAAGATACTTGTCCAAAATATTCTTTTGTTGATGCTGACTCGAAGTTGGTTGGGCAATTATTCTTACTCAAGGTTCTTGTGTCACTAGCTGTAAATAATATTGGACTCACAGTCCTTTGAGTACTTCTTTCAGAAGAATTGCAATCTTGAAAAGCACGAACAGTTACCACTGCATTAGAAAATGAAGCTCCAGAAGCATTAAAATTGAAAAGTATAGTAGCACTACTCGTGCCCTGTCCACCTGTAACTACACCATTAGTTACACTCCATTCGTATTTCACCCCAGTGCCCCCTGTAACAGTTGCAGTATATACTGCCGATGCTTGCCAACCTACCGTAGTACTTCCACTTATTGTTACATTCGTAATATTATTACACCCAATAATACAAGTACCAAAGTTATTCGCATTTGTTTGGCTATTTGCGTTTAAAAAAGCAATAGCTAAATCATTTGCTTCTTGTTTTGTTTTTGCAAAATAGGTATTAGCTTGCACCTCTGTTGTATATGCTGTGCCAAACTGCCCAACTGGACAGTTATTTTTAACAGAAGTTCTTACTTGATAATCATTTCCATAAGATCTTCTAGTTACCGATAATGTTGTGTTTAGATTTGTGGTACATTGATTATCTAATCTTACAGATACACTACCTGATGTGGCTGGATTCAGATTCCACCTTATTGAAACTTGATTTCCATTATTTGACCCTACAATAGTTCCACCAACTACTGACCAAAGAATTGTTGGTGCATAATTACCACCAGAGTAAAATACATTATATGTTTGAAGCGAATCAAAATCAACTATATTTTGACCTTGTATTTCTACTGAATTTATAGGAACACATGGGAGGGTAGCAAATATTTGTATTTGTTTATCCTTACTCCTAGCTCCATTCGTTTCGTTTGTACTTACTAAATCACCACCTCCATATACTTTTGAGTAAAGAGTGTATATTCCCTCTACGGAAGAAGTCATATTGATTGGGATATTAACAATTTGCCCTATCTGTATGACATTTGTAGTGGTAATTGTAAGTACGTTTGATGCGAAACTATATGTGTACCCACTTGTTGTAGTTGCTACGTAAGTTATATTTGAACTAGGAAAATAAACCTTTATAGTTATTGTTCCTGATGTGTTTTGATTACCAGTATTGGTTACACTTACAGAACCTTGAAATTGACTATTTCTTAACCACTGCTCCGGTATTGTAATTTCAGTACCTAATCTAACTCCACTAAATGCTTTTAATCCATCTTTTGAACATATTGTAAAGTTCTTTAGTGACAAGTCAAACATAGATGACCGAAGAAATAGAAAATAAACATTCTCTATAATGGCATTGTTCCAATTAGGAGTATTTGACATATCAAATGTAAATTCCCTATATTGAGCTTCTAATGCTTGGGTTCTTTGTACACTTCCTGTTAGTTGATTATTGTTAGAATCTTTACCTACAAAAAACATGAACCACTCACCAACAGATGTTATACTTGACTTAAATGATACCTTTACTATTTGGTAATCCTTACCAAAAAAAGGTGCTGGCAATCCTATATCATTAACTTCTGGCGTAGATGGGTTTCCACAGGAGATAGTATTATCTCGAATAAGTACATTACCTGTACTATTAAAATCCACTACATACACATAATTACCAATTCTTACGTATCTATATTGTGTCGTTCCTGTTAATGGAACTAGGGAAGAGCCAGACTTTCTATATAATTTAGTTAATGAATTGGTAAGGATATTTTCAGATTCAGCATACACCGTCATCATTTGACTTGTATTACAAATAAGAGTAGGCTCTGATGAAAATCTTGTATTCGGAAATTCATAGAATCCATTAAATTCTGTCGATAAAACAGCAGGATTTAACGACATACCATTTATAGATGGTGTCTTATATGGGTCGATTCTAGGGTTACTACCTAAATCATAAAATGTAACAGATTTGTCGCTATTCACAATAACCCTATCTCCTGTTGGTATCTTTCCAAAATTTGAGTTTGTTAGTGGGTCATACACACCACAACAATCACCAACCTCTAAATGATCATATCCATACCAGTGTTCTAATTCATGCGGTTTGTTTGGGTCTGGAAGAAAAGTGGAACACATATTTAATGGAATAAATACATCTTCTACTTTTACCTCAATAATGCTTCCATTTAATCTTAAATCCAATTCTATCTTTTTAGATATATCAATATTTGGATTTGTATAACCAAGCTCTCTTAATATATCAATAGTGCGTATCTCGTTTGGTGCTTGTGTTATTGGCATTTCTCTTTCAATTTTTGAATTTCACTAGACAATTCTTTGATTGCTTCTACAATTACAGCAGAGAAGCCTTGATAGTTCAGTGTCATATATCCACCTTTTTCTTCAATAGCTTCTGGTGCTATATTTTTCACTTCTTGAGATATAAGGCCCAGTGTTTTCTTATCATTAAATAAATAGGTATAACCACTAATTTTCTTTATCTTATCAATGGCATTTTCTATTCTTTCTAGTTCACTTTTTAGTCGAATATCAGAGAATGATGTAATCGTAGCAGTTGAGTAAATATTTCCCCTCACAAAAAGACCATTACCTCCTGTTGTACCAGAATCTATTTGTACCCTATAACCAGAACCACCACTAGGTAAGGAATTGGAATTACTTATTATAAATGAATTAGTATCACCAAAAACATTAATAGAGTTATTGATATAAGTAGATATAACCCCCTGTATACTAGATACTATACTAACGCTAGATGCACCAGAATAGACAGATAAAGTACCTGACACCCCAATATCTCCATTCACATCAAATGTATAACCGGGATTTGTTTTACCTAACCCTATATTGCTACCGGATTGAAATAATGCTGAATTGCCGATGTTTTGAGTTACACCAGTACCAGAATACCTGACTATATATCCGCCAGTTCCTGTGCCTAGTGCTATACTTGCTGTATTTGCATATCCTGTAAGTACACCATTTGAATCGGCAAATAAAAGATTATTTGTTACGGAAGTTTGTCTTATTGAACCACCAACTTGCAATAACTGACCACCATCAATAGTAAGACCAATGAGTAGATTACCATTAGATTCTATCCTCATCCTCTCTGAAACATTATAAACCGAGGCATTTGCTGTTCCAGTATGAAATCTAAGGTCTTGCATATTTGTAGCTGACACCCTTGACGTTATTGCTGCTTTATATCCAGTGCTATCACCAAATGAAATAGCACCAACACCTAGATTGTTTGATGCTAATGTTGGTCTTGTGAGTTTTATTATACTACCACTAGAATCATTAGATAACTCAAGCAAAGAGATTGGAGATGTAGTTCCTAACCCTAAAGATCCACTTGCTAATAACCTCATTCTTTCGACAGCATCTACCGATCCACTTCCTGTTCCAAATCTTAAATCACCCAAGACGGAAGATATAAATGATGCACTTTCTACAAGTTGATTTCCAAAATTTAATCGTTGAGTTCCTGATGACCTTGATAATATAGAAACAGTAGCGTTACCATTAGTTGATGCGTTGTTTGAAAATACACCAACCGTATCTATGCTTATTCCGCTGGTTGATGGAGTTACGTGATTTCTTAATGCAGCCAATCTTAGACCATTATCAGTATTTAAACCAAAATCAACTAAAGTACCAATAACTAATCTTCCTGCTAAATAATTACTAGCTGTACCATCCATATACAAATTCCAACGGCCAGTTGCAGATGAAAGTAAACCTCTAAATCCATAATTATTAGTTCCTAGATTTAGATTAAATCCTGCTAAGAATCCAGTTTGATTTGTTAAAGATGCACCAGTAACACTCCCTTGTATTGCTGCGAAATGAGTATAATTACCACTTGTTACAGATGAAGAAATGTTTGATTGATTATATACACCAATAACATCACCTCCAGATACAATAGAAACCGTACCACGTTGAAGTAATCCTATACTATTAGTTTGACTTAACCCGAGTGCTATATTTAAACTCGTGTTAGTAAATAACGCACCTATACCTACACGATTAGCATCATCTTGAATTAAACTATCTCCTAAAGTAGTAGCACCTGTAAACTTAGCTATCCTATTTGTAGTTCCTGTTCCTGTTATACCATTTATATCACTAAGTAAGGCAGTTACTGTTCTTTTATTTAAAACACCCGAACTTGTTACTGTTACAACTTCATCAGTACTTGTACCGGTAGCCATTGTAGTGATTTTTGCGTTACCATTAACTATTAATTGTTCGCCTGTATTTGATGTAGTGTTAAGCAGCAAACCTCCTCTTAGGTAGTTTATAGCCGTACCGTCCATGTACAAGTTCCAACGATTTGTGCCTGACGAAACTTGCCCTTGAAAAGAATAAACTGTACTAGCAGCAGCAAAGGCTATATTTAAGTTTTGAAATCCAACATAAAGCTGATTCGTTGCCCCAGAGGGTATTGTTGTATTCCTTGACCTAAATGCAATATAACTACTTATACCTATATTAGAGTTTATTCTAAATTCGTTGTCTATACCAATATTATCAGAACCGTTCTCAAACCCCCCTGATGCGTTTAGGATACCAAACGTACCACTACCTATTAAATCTCTCCTTAAATTTAAAGATATAGCACTATTAGCACTCGCACCTATTCCTATATTGCCAAAAATCAATACATTTGTACCATCGTCTTGAATTAAACTATTTCCTAAAGTAGTAGCACCTGTAAACTTAGCTATCCTATTTACTGTACCATTTACGGACAAACTAACAAAATTATGTGTCCAATTCTCCCAACGATTACTATTATACCTAAGTAATTGATTCGTAGTTGGTGATGTAATTTGTGCATCACTAGCTCCACCTAATTCAAATCCATTGTTAATACGTATAGCTAATTCTCCGTTCTGAGCGTGGCTTGCAACTACAAAAGCAACCGATAACTTTTGATTAGGTGCTACTGGCGCAGTGGTTTGGTAACCGCCTATTGTTGTTATAGATGCCCACAAATCTTGACCTTCTGTGTACATAAAGGTATTTATGCCTCTTAATATACCAGACCTCATTGCATGGAAAGATTCGCCCTGTGCTGCGTTTTCAGTGGCAACACCAATTAAAAATCTTGCTGGTATAGTGCCATCTGCAATAAAAGGAGTTGCTTGTATCTTACCAGAGCTTCCTACTGTTCCACTAGCGTAAACAAGCTGTCCTTTTGTTATAGTAGTAGCAGCAATACATGACCAAACTTCATCTTGAGGTAACTTTGCAGAAAATTGATTGTTAAGACCAAGCTCAATTAAATCATGGTCAGAATCCCAAGAAAACCTACCCGGAACATTTCCGTTACTATAAGCTGTATTTACCTGTAAGTAGTCTCCATAAATACCACCACCAACTTTTAACTTATGGTCAATGTTCGTAGTTAATCCAATTCCTATATTTCCACCAGTTTGGAGTAATATACTACTTGCAAGTGTATTGGTTGCAGAGTAAACAGGCAAATAATTTACAGTGCCACTACCTCTCAAATAAGAAGCACCATTAAATAACTTAACATCACCATCTGTATCCCTAGCTAGTAGTAACTCAGATGTTGTTGAAGTAAGTATTCCAGTTGGAATGTTAAATGTATCTAATAATGGTATTGACATATTATCTTCTTCCTATTACAATTCTAAATGAATTTATAGCTTGAGGAGACCCAAAATTTACTGTAACTTGATTTACTGTATTAAGAGTTACGCCAGTTAAAATTTGAGCACCATCAGAAACTCTATAAATGTCTACATTCAAATTTAGTGTATTTAAGTTATGGGTAATAACGGCACTACTAGCTAATGCAGACGGAAACTCAACTCCGTTATTTGCAAGTACACTTGAATCTACATATTGTTTTAGCTTTAATGGAGTTACTATCCTTGTATTATCTGTACCTGCCGTAACTTCGGCTGTTGTCGCAATTTCAGCTACACCTGTTATTGTTTCAGTAGCAACCCTTTGATTAATGTACGCTACAAGCGTTGATGGAGCTACGGCAGCATTAGTCACCGTTCCTGCGTTCACCTCGGCTTGAGTTGCAAGCCTAATTACGCCCAATACAGTTGTTGTTGCTTGGTCTCTGTTCGATTCTACAAATATCCAATCAGCAGAAGATGTTACAGACGCTGCATCTTTATTTGCAATAATTACATCACCATTATTTAAAACTACACCTTGTACCGTTCCACTCCCTGTTACATACCAGTAGTCTCCCTTTTTTGTTCCTAGTGGATTTGTTGGAAAATTGGTAGCTGGAACATAAGCATCAACAAGGCTACCTATACCAGAAAATCTATTATCTATGTATGTCTTTACAGCTTGAGATGTAGCTAAATTTGAATTACTGGCCCCTGATAAATCGGTTGCTGTAATGATAGAAACTTGCTCTACATTTCCTGTTCCTGCCGTAACCCTACCAACCAAGGTCATTGTTGGAACTTGTTGTATTTTTGCAAGCGTAATGGCGTTGTTACTTACCTTTACAGTAGTAACAGCATTATCTGCTAACTTTACAGTAGATACACCACCATCTTTAATTATTACTTGATTAGTGGCGGAGTTTATTTCTAGTGTAGTATTATCAGTATTCACTACAAGATTTACATCTCCTGCATTTGCACCACCAGTAAGACCACCTCCATTTGTAGCATTTACTGATGTAATATCTCCGACACCCCTCCAAGTAGTTCCATCATAATAATAGAAGCCTTCGTTAGCTCCAGTCTTATAAAATATCTGACCAGATATGGGGGTTGGAGATAGTGGAAATTCTCCGTTTTTATGTACAACGACATTTACTATTTGATTTTGGGATAAGTCAATGTTATCTAAAACTGGTATTGGCATATCTATATTATTATAAGAGCATATCCAGCTCTTGGTTTATCGAAAGTTATCTGTACTACATTTTCATTTGTATGTGTTGGGCTTACCCACACTTGCTTGTTGTCTAAGTTGTACACTTGAACCATTGGCTTTTCTCCAAAGTTATGTTCAATTATCCAAGTTTGCTGCTCACCTACACTCTGATACATTAGGTAATTTAGATTTTCTTTTACAGATAGTTCGCCATTTGCATTTACAACTATGGTTTCATTATCTATATTTACATCCAGCTTTCCTAAAGTTAATCTACCTAACTTTATTGTATTACCTAAGTTATCTCTAGTAACTACATTTATTACTTTCATATACAAGTTAGGTTGGTTATTGTTATTTCTATCTCAGGAGAATTGGCGTGTGGATCAATAATAAAACCTAGCCTTTTTTCGTTTACATCCCTGAGTTCTACATTAAATGCGTTGAATATTTGCTCAAGAGTTATATCTTGATTATTAGTTATAAAAATGTCAGATAGATATTCGTTTTGAGATGCCCTAATCCACCTACCAGTATCTGATAAATTGCTTTTAATTATACTTATGCCATCATCACTTTGAGTACATTCTGAACACCAATAAAAAGTACCAGCATAGCCATCTCCTACCACCTGTTTTCCAAGTAGCTTTACAATAGCTAGGCTTTTTCCGCCCTTTCTATTCCTGAGTTCCTGTATGTTCTCTATCTCTTTCAATTAGTGCAATGTTTTCTTCAACAATTATAGATAATGAGTCTATTTTACTGAGTGTTTTTTCGGTGTTTTCTATGCTTGTTTTTATCCGTATTAATTCTTCTGGTTCTTTTTTCCCAGTCGATGTGGAGGCAACAAGCACCACCAATAATACACCCGATACAATGACTACTTTTCTCATCTCTTATTAACGCTATTGTTTAAAAGTTCATACTTCCTGTACAAGTCGATTGTCTTTCTTTCAATCGAGTCAATCTTAATTAAACTAGACCTAAGTATTGCCTCTTTCTCTTCTGCACAACGTATAAGTTGTTTAGAGTTTGACATCGTAATTTCTTCTATTGACTTTTCGTACCTTGCTCTAACTTGATTCTCTAATGTCTTTATGTCCTCAATTCTTTTGCTGTAATTATCGTGATAAGCTATCACAAGACCAGCATTTAAGGTTATACTTAGAGTCAAGAGAATTTCTCTTGCTGACAAGTTTATCAAGGACAATATTTCTTTTAGCATCTCTTGTTATTTTAAACTGGAATCAATCCACTACCGCACGTTAAATTTACAACATTTATAGTTATCGGCAATTTAACCACGCAGTTTATTGATTGATTCTTAATAGGAAATTTTTGACCAAATGTTGCAGAACAAGTATTCGTATCAATATACTCAGTAATCGAAAATCCAGTTCTCTCTCCATTTATCTCTTCGCAATAAGAAACACCAGTAGGAACTAACTTTTGAGTTGTACCTTGTGGACAATTAACCACATCTGCATCTTGCAAACAATCAATACACACCTCATCGTTAATTGTCTTAGCAACTTTAACTTTTGTAGATACTAAAGTTCTTTTTTCGATACTTGGCTCAACAGCAGGAAAAACTCGATGTGCTGGTTCAACCCAAGAGCCATTATTTTCATTACATGGATTGCAATTCCCTGACATATCTTTCAGTATTTTTAATTTGGTCATCTGACCAAGATGTAACAAATCTATCCAAAATATACATTTTCTTTATCTTCAATTCAAGCTCAAAGTCTTGAACGCCACGATACGTTAATTTGTCGTATTTTTTTAACGCATCCATCCTTGCCTTTGCAATGTTTCTTTTGATATTTACTAGCATGACTCTTCTTGAATTTCGTCTAAGATATTATTTACAGAATCAATCGTAGAATTAATTACCTCGCATCCACAATTTGTATCATTTTTTACTGTATCAAGTAAAGCTAGTGCTAATGAAAAATTGTCAATAGGATGATGACACCAATGGTTACTATTCCCCCATTTACCACCTGCCGTTAGATGATATGCCATTTGAGATAGTCTTTTATCTACATTAGAAAATAGAGGAATTTGTAATTGAGTGAACGCACAAAGCACCAATGTATCATCACTCTGTGGTACTGGAGAGACTCTAACATTTTGTGGAAATACATCTCCACAAGCAATCATATTTAATAAATCGCGTATCTCGTATTTTGTGATTTTATCGGTAGTGCCAATTACGGTGTAGTAATAGTAACCATTTTGATAGACAGCTTGGGATGTTTTATTTACCCAGCTATTATTTATCATTACCCAGAGTTGTTGTGTTGATTTCGCCTTTACCTTTACAGCATAATCAACGATGGCATTTTTGATGTATAGTTCGTACCTGAATGTGTAGCATTTATCCACCCATGTTTTTTGCATGAGTTCTTCTTGACCCAATCTCCATCTATCTTGAATGTTTACACCTCTATCAAATTCCTCAAAAGAAATAATAGGTGATACGGGTATTACGTCTCCACACGCATTATTTATGAAATTAGGAGGTACTGGCACTTCAAAGCCCTCATTAAGCCAATATGCAGGTATTTCAAAAGAACCTTGAGTTGGAAGAAAATTTGTTCTTAATGAAAATTGCTTACCATTTGGCGTTCCAATAGTTATAATAGTGGCAGCAATATCAGTAATAGCTACGTTTGGAGAACCATAACCACCGGGATTTTGTATAGAAAAACTACTTGTTGTATCTTCAAAGATTAATTTCGATGAATCAGCTAGTACGGATATTTCAAAATTTGGAACTAAGTTCATTGCTTTTTACAAATTTTTTGTGTAAAAATACCTATTTTTGATATAATAACAAGAGTAGAGATGAAATTAAAAAGGAAAGATAAAGATAGGATTTTAAAAGACCCTAATTCAGCACAAGTCAAATACAGACCAGTTCTTCAAGAAAGAGTACCAGACCTACCAAATCCTACATCATCTTCTTTCGCGAGCGATAGGGATTGGTGGGTTGAACAATTAAGAAGATGCACAGAAGGGTATATAGCCCCAGATGGTGTTTTTATCAACCCTATCTATTACTTTTTCTTAAATTTTATGAAGGTAAGTATCTTTGATGAACTCACAGGAAGAGAAGGGTATTACTCGCCTTATTATCGAGATGGAGATAAAGTGTATTTTGATAAAGTTTGGTACGGAATGTCTGGAATGACAAAGTACGGATTTAAAGATGCTGATAATATCATTGTGGCCAAAGGTCGTCGTAAGGGATGGTCTACCTCCGAGTGGGGGATAACCCTCTGGTGGTTCTTATTTAATCAAAATCAAAATATACTCAGAGCATACCCCAATAAGCCAATCATCGAAAAAGAAAGAAGGAGACTTAAAAAGATGTATGAATATATCCACCCATTCTTTAAAAGAGATGATGATGATAAAGAACTCGATATAGTTGTAGATAATGCAGAAGTCATATCTCAAGGCTACTGGATAGATGGTCGAAATTTCTCTATCGTAAATTCAATCAACCTAACTATTGTAGATGCCAAAGGTTCTGGTGTTCGTGGAGATGCACTAGGATTGATTGTTGTAGTCGAGGCAGGTATTCACACACACCTATCCCCTTTTATTGGTTCAGCAAATGATACACTAAGGCAAGGGGATTATAAAGTAGGTATGCTTTTAGTTGGAGGTACATCGGATAGTATCAATAACAAGTCCACAGACTATAAAGATAACTTTCTTAGACCAAAAGGTAATAAATTCAAAACCATATTTACTCCGGCATCAATTTGCTATCAAGGTTATATTGATTACTACACAGGTATATCACTAAGGGAAGAGGCAGAAAAGGTTATTAAAGAAGAAAGAAATTCTCCAGACCTAAAGCCAGAGGATTTAAAAATGAAGATTCAAGAGAACCCACTTACTGTTTATGAATCATTTATTCCTAGCAATGACACAGAGTACGACAAAGAAAAGATAGACTCTCATTATCTACATATACTAGAACATGACTTAGATTCACATTGGATTACAGGAAAGTTTGTAGAAGAAAAAGACGTAAGAGGAAAGATGACAGGTAGGGTTATTTTCAAAGAAGATCCTACCGGATTCTGGAAGGTACTAGAAGGTGCTGGGTATAATATGGAAGATGTAGAAAATGCTTTTGTAGCTGGGATAGATGACGTGTATAAAGATAAAGTAACCTATTCAGATTCATTAAACTCCATGGTTATATACAGAAGACCATCAGTGTATAGTGAATTATCAGACTTGCCAGTTGCTTTTTATCTTGGTCGCTATAAAAACCGTATGCTTGATTGGCAAGAGTTCTATAAGGCAATTTTATACTACGACCCAAAGGTGATGTATGAGCATAATGAATCAGCAGGTTTTATTGGATACGCCAGAGAAAAGGGTATTATGCAAAATTTACTTTATGTAAATGGAGAAATTGGTGTAAGGCTTTCAGATTCAGTCGTAGCAGACATGACTGTACTTGGTATTAAGTACTTTGAGGCAAACAGGCATTTAAGAATATCACATACAGCCCTGATGGATTCATTTAACTATTGGAGGTCAGAAGTAAACAACGATATAACATCAGCTTTCCACTTGGTATTATTGGCACTTGAGAAAACAAAGAACCTTGGAACAATAAGAACAGATGAAGAAGTTGATAATGAGTTTGTGCCAACCGCTTATGTAGACTTCGGGTTTGGTAGAAGTGAGAATATGTTTTCATTTGGCAGGTAAAAGAAAATCCCACCTTATGAGTGGGATTTTTTATTTAATTAAGAAGGTGCTGTCCTTTGTCTCCAAGTAGGATTAAGAACCTAGCCCTACCTTTTGGTGTAATTAGTGTTTGTGTGCCAGCCCACTTTTCTGTCTTTTGTTCCTTAATAACAAATAGGCTATCTTCTCCTACGTATTGTGCATAGGGAAATAGCTTATTACCACTACCTCTGTAAATATATTTTTTATCTAAGAGATACTGGATGAATACAGATTCTTTGACACCAATCTCTTTTGCTGTTGTTCTGAAATTTAGATTTAGCTTTCTATCCACTAGGTCATCAAAGAACTCTACCTTTGGAGCATCTTCTTGTACCTTTAGTTCTAGTTGTTTTTTCTCTTCTAATGCCTTTTGTTTTGCCCTGTATTCCTTCGCCCATGCTTCGGCAGCTTCGGCTGGGTCAGTAAAGTTGGGAAATGCCTTTTCTAACTTTTCAATATATGCAATCACCGCCTTGCGAACCCTCTTGGATTCTCTTGTTAGGACTTGCTTTGCTTGAGATAATGTTAGTTCAAACATTACCCTTTCTTCCCCTTTTTTATCCTTGTAAGTAACGGGCTGAATTTTTAGCTCGTTAATCTCCTCTTCAAATTCGTCTCGAATTATAGATAGAAGATTCTTGTGTAACAATTCACCCTTCCCATCTTCAAGCCTAAAGATATTAATTTGCTCTAGCAGTTGAAGAGATGTGATTGCGTTTGATGGTAAACCAATTGACAATGTTTCCATTTGTAAAATATATAAAATGTAAAAGGGCAATTCGTTTCAGCAACTTGGACAGGGGAAACAAATAAACCCCAGTTGCTTTCAACAAAATGCCCTTAAATTTCTTTTTTGTTTTTTACGGTGTCCAGCCGTTATGTATGTATAACTAGACTTGTCCGTAAAAAGTTCACAAGTTGTAAAAAAAAATAATTTATTTCTTATAGTTTGTAACTTATTGATTATCAGGTTTCCTAAAATGAGCGAGCCTAATAATCAATAAGTTACGAAACCTCTTTTCCACCAAATGTGTGTAATTCATAATGCCAAAATCTAATATACTCAGACCGTTTTTTCTTATCACCTCCGGTACTTTTCCACTCATAAGCGTAAGGATAAATTTCTTCCATTCGTGTTCTTATCCTATTGGCACAAGCCTTTACCACATTGGATACCGTATTAAACGGTAAATACCTTCTCGCTCCATCTATCATAATGCCATCGTGCATCCACCTTCCTATTGGTACTACTCTTTTAATATTGTATACTGGCTTTGAATGATGTATCTCTACGTCTTCCAATATCTCTGGTAAGTTCTCTTTTACGAAGTACTCATCAATCATTTTGTATGCCACATCCAAGAAATCCTTTGTCTTAGCCATCATACCAAAACCTGTCTGCATACGAATATCTTGCTTATAGAGCATTTCGACATACTGATTAACTATCTCAAAGTTCTTCTTATTGTCGTAAACCAAGACTTTATTGTCATCGTCTTTCTCGTAATCCATACTCAACTTGAATACAATCTCTCGTATGCCTACTGTTGTAATAATGCCATAGTAGTCGCTCGACAATCTCTCCCTCAATACATACTTTACGTAATCAGGAATAAAACAACATACATCTTTATTGTATCTACCTGCAATAACTTGATCGCCCTTTTTAAATACTTTCATAATTTAGTCAATACGTCTTTTATCTTATCAAATGGAACGTATTTCATTATATATGTGTCGTGTGGTAAAGTAGCATCTGGAATAAGTAATGTTCCCTTTGAAAAGTTCTTATTATCTTCTGTTATGATTCCTTCGTATTCAACTATTCTTTTTCCTTGTGCATCTACCAATATTCTTCCGTTATTATTCTTTAGCCAGTTGTGCTTAATTGAGTCTGTAAAATACTTTGGCATCATTACAGTATTATGGTCATCCAATCTTGAGTTGTATCTTAGTATAATTACAAAGTCTGATAGTTTTACATTCAATCCTTTTACTGCCTCTCTTACCTTTTTCTTGGTTATCTCCTTAATTCCAGAATCTTTAGCCCAATGTGATTTGGTCATAATGAAGTTTAATGAAATCCATCTCCCTCTTGTAGTAAACTCTAAAATACCATCTTCATATCTTGCTGTAATTGAAATATTTTCAACGTCTGATGAACTGTATTCTGTTTGAATATCGTGCGCTCGTGTTCTTTTATCTAACTTTGCAAACTTAGATTTTGATATACTTGATGTGCCGGATGTTTTTCTTTTCTTGATTAGAGTTTTGAACGCCATATTTTCCGTATATTTACTGAGTACAAATATAATTAATTTTTAAATATGTATTGCAAGATAGACCAACAAAATAATTTTTCCATCATTGTAGATATTGATGCAGCCCTGCAAGTGCCACAATTTAGAGATATAGCCAAATCAAAGTATGGTATGAATGGCCTATACTACCTCTATTTATTCTGTAATCCTCACCCTTTTGGAGCAATCCCGGAAAAAGATAGAGATGCTATTGTAACCGGAATCGTAAATCAATATCCACCAGATGAAGATAATCGCACAAATATATCAGAGTTTTATAGAAATCAGCTATTTAAGAACGCACAATCTATCTTTGGTGTAATTTACCCAGATGTACAAGCTGACATTTATCGCTCACTACTTGCTGACTTTGAAAAAATAAACAAGGTAAAGCAAGAATATATTGATGACTACAACAAACAGATACAAGAACTAGAAGAGGAAGCAAGGAGAGGAGAGCTAGATGAGGATAGAACCGAAAGGTTGCAGTCGCTCAAGGGATCGTTCATGGATCATATTTCAGAAACATTAAAGGTCGTATCAGATGTTGGGAAATTAATAAAAAACCAAGAGAAAGACCTTGAAGACAAAATGGTCAAACAAGGTAAATCTCTTGGTCGTGGCACATATATTCATAAAATAAGGAGAGATTGATTCTCCTTATTTTTTATCCTCTAGTAGTGCCTGTTTTACGATAAAGTTCACCGCTACCGTTGGTGCGCCAAATATCTTGGCAAGAGCATCAGCACCTTGCCTTACGCCTTCTTGGTACTTTCTGTCTCTAATAAACTCTGGCTTGTCTTCATCCATAGACTCTTTCAATGCAGCAGTAGCTTTTATTGCATTTTCTAGTAAGCTAAATACAGGATTTGATGCAATATCTCCAGTCCAAGGTGCGTTATCTAGTGCACTAAGAAGTCCATTTAAAACTTCCACAGACAACGATGGGAACATACCAGTAAAGTTTCTAATAAATTCGTAGAAGAAATCCAACTCGTACTCTCTTTCTTCATCATATCCGTTTCTTAGAATACCATACATGATTGTTATAGACGATTGTAGGGTAGCACCAGCAAGCATCGCCCATACCATAGTCGATCTCATTGTCTTGTTTTTCTCTTCATTCTTAAACCCATCTTGAGCAGCAGACATAAACCTTTGCGCAAAAAGATTTGAAATTTTTTGTGGCTGTGATGAAAATAGACCAATAGATTTATGTAGAATATTATTACTTCTTTGTAGTGGAGTTTTATCATTCTCCATGTACATATTGTTGGTTCTATACACAAGTTCACTCGCCTTTTCCGCAATTAATCTCAGTGCTTTCGGGGATTCTACGTCAGTAATTGGATTATTTTCAGCATCCAATAGTTTGCCATTTCTAACTAAATCTGTAACCTCAGCTCTGGCAGCCCTTACAAAAGCAATGATAACAGCAGCATCATTCATTCTCATTGCAGATAAACCTTTGAATATGGTCTTATTAGCAGCTCGGTACACATCACCTAGTTTACCTTTTTTCCTTAATACAAAATCAAGAGAGTCTAGTTCTATATTTCCGGTATATGCAGATTCATCTTGAATACGTCTTAGAATGTCAGCAAAATGATATTCATGTTTCTCAAGGTATTCCATTTCCCTTTCGATTGCTTTTACCTTGAAAAATCCATTAAAATCTTTACCAAATAGCTTACCATCATTCGTGATGTATGTCTTCATTGATGCTGGAATAATTTTACCTATATATCCCACCTCTCTGTATATGTATTTATCATCTACAATACCCTGACCAAGACCAGCTAAATAACCAGCAGACTGTTTGAATAAGTTACCAAGGTTAAATGAGAATACAGCTTTAGAGAAATTAGATAGTATCAAATTATATATCCTATGAGGAATACCAGCTTTATCCAATTCACGATTCGCATCTCTTCTCGATTTAAGCCCACTGTCAATAGACCTCACCATATCATCTATACCCTTCAATGTAGTATTAATGGCATCCACAATCTCCATATCAGCACCGGATACAAGCCTGTTTTTTGAGGTATCATCAGTAGTCAATGAGTTTCTATAAGTACGAAGCGAATCACGATATTCGGCATTGGCGATATATTCTGTATTTTGCTCCATGTATTCATTCATAATGGAAAACATATCTAATCCAACTATTCTTCCTGCAAGACCAGTTCTCTCGAGAACGAATCTCATATTCTTTACGTTAGGTTCGACTGACGTTTCACTTAATGAATCAGCAGTGTCTTTTCTAATTGGAATATAAGTGCCAAACACTTCTTGTGCTCTTCCGCCTTCAATCCTGTATTTTACCTCATTTGCTTCTGTGAACACATTTTTTACAGCATCTGAACTCCAAAATCTTCTTAGTACTTTCATTTCCTCTTCATACTTACCACCATTCTCGAACATATCATCAATAACCTTCATTTGGTCACGAGTTAATAGTATAGTTACTTTTTGCTCGTTTTCTAATTCAAAGGATATACCTCTGTTAGTTCTTTTATTGTTCGATATGACATATTTAGATAAGTGGCTTCCATCCTTAACGGTTGGGTCATAGATAATATCAGAAGCATCTAGGTCTCTTTTTAGATTCTTGAGTTCTAGTTGCTTTGCATCCATTTCAGTGGTCAATAAAGATACTCTCTTGCTATTGCCTATCTTTTTAGCCTTATCTATTTCCTTTTGAATGTTCGCAATACTCTTTAGTAGTCCTGCATTTCTTCTCTGAAAATCACTATCAACCTGAGTTTGTCTCGCTAAGTATATGTAGGCTAATTGACCTAGTGTCAAATTACTATTTCCTAATTCAGCATCTCCTGTAAAGTTATTATGGAACGAAACGTTTACCTCTTCTTCAAGTGGCTTAAAATTACCTTCTTTTAACTTAGAAACCCTACCTCTATTTCTTGCAATTTGAGTCAATTCTTCTGTTGCATCATAAATAGCTTTCCTCATGCCATTATGAACTCTAGCTGCAACCTTATTCATGTGTACTCTCAAATCTTGAATACCTTTCATTATACCATTGTCTCCACTTAACATCTGTGCAACAGTATCCATGTTGGATAGGTTTGAGAACATACTTCCAGTAAGGAACTTGGCTGTATATTTAGCCATAATTCCTTTAGCTCTGGCTGCATCAAAGAATGACCTTACATTTTTATTTACATTAGATGCTTCTTTTGCCGGATCTACAAATACTTGAACTTGTTTACCGTCTTGTACCACTTCAATATGTGACCTTTTGTGTTGGTCTGCATACGTCTCTAACATTGTGTTGCCAAGTTCTACAATATCGGAATTTTGCAAAGGAGTTAGATTTTTTGCATCTGTATTTGTTACGATATTATAGTAGTCAGTAGCAAAGTCATTTAGGTTTGCCTTAATAAACGAATATCCATCAAACTTATCTTTACCGCTACCAGTAGTAAGTGCGCTTGCCATTTGACTTTCAAGTATTGGCGAATCTACGATTGACTTTAATGTATCAATCGTTTCTTGCATTGTAGCTTCACCAGCCGAAACTCTACCTGAAAATGTAGCATACTCACTTCCCCTCATTATCCCTTTTGCTACCTGTTGTTGATTAGCTTGGAATTTGAAGTACTGGTACTGGATACTAGATTCGTCAGTATTGCCTTCTGTCTCAAAATAATTATTCAGTTCTGCATTTTGAGTCAAATCAAACTCATCTAAGAATATGTCTGCATCTTTAATGCCAAACATTATTCCTGCTACCTCAGATGTAAAATCATCAAGCGTCATATCTCCAATATCTTTATTGGTACGATAACCCATGAATTTCTTGATAGCATTAAATGCCTTGGTCATCATATCTCTAAATGCAGCCATTGGTCTTGATTGCATTTTGACACCTTTGTCTTGAATAGCATACCCCATCGCCTCTGAAAGTATCTCTTCCCTAGTTGTTAGATTAGGATAATTATCCCTTACGTATGCTTCGTATTTTGTACCCTCTACTGCATCAAGCATTGCATTGTAAAGGTTGGTATCTACATCTCCAATGATTTTCATTATAGCGTGACCAACCTCATGTACGAATGTACTTCCATCATACATAGATTCTCTTAGCATCACTTGACCTGTCTTTCTATTGAAAGCACCTCTTGATGATGGGCTTAATCCAGAATCAATCCAGTCTTGTTCAGATAATACACCAATGCTTACTCCGGGGAATATCCTTTCAATACCAGCAGCAAATCTATTGAAGAACTTCTGACTACCAGAATCAAAAGTCATTGACCCATTTCTCTTGATTTCCAAGAGTTGGTTTTGAATATCAGTACTTCCTTGTTGTGCAGATGTAGCTTGTTCTTGCGTTTGAGTTGTTGCACCTCTTTGGTAAATTATTTTTCCGGTTGCATCAGCAATACTTAAAATAGCCCCTGTATTTAAGCCAATATCCGTATTTAACTTGTAATTATTTGAGTCTATTTTAAGGCTCTTTTGTAGTGTTGCGCTTTTACCTTTTACCTCATTTCCGAGTTCGTATGCGATTTGCACATTAGTTCCTTTTGGAATAGTAACCGTACCTTCCGATTGAGGCTTTTCAGTTATTCCTAGATTTTCAAGTGTAGCCCTCCTTTGAAGTTCACTACTATTCCCAAAGGTGAACATAGACACAAATTCATCTACATTCATTTTTACTGTGATAGGCTCGTTGAACTGATTACTTGCAATAACCTTGTTTTCGCTATTCTTTGTAAGGTTTACTACATTTTCATCACCATACAGTACTACTTGTATTTTGTCGCCAACTTGCTTTATGTCACTTATGATTACATTTCTTGTTTCGTCATTAAGTGAATCTCCTAGTTTGCCCCTTGTTACCTTAATTAACCCTTTAGTATCTTGAATCTTTACCTTGATAGCAACATCTGGTATGTTATTGTAAGCATTAAGTGCTTGAACCTCTGGTTTAGTATCGGTTACAATTTCATCATTCTCAATAGCCTTTTGTTTGATTTGACCTTCTATTTCGGCTATTTGGTCTTGAACTAATTGCCTATCTTCTGGAGATAGATTGCCTTTTAGTAGTTCTTGCTTTTGTGCAAGTAGCGACTCTAGGCTATCCGCACTCTTATTATCAAGTGATGGCATATCAACATCACTACTTGATAGTTCGTTGAATTTTTCACTATTCAATACTTCAAGTGCATCACTCACTTTTTCTTCTTGTGTTTTTACATCTCCGCTAACATTCGGAAGTTGCGTTTGCGTACCTCCTCCTTGCGTGCTTGCAGTATCATCACTTCCACTTGGCACGATGGATTCTGTTGCATCTGTTGCCATAGTTGCTGTACCCTCTCCCTCTGGAGTGATTTCTCCTTGGGTAACATTCTCTTGGAGAGTAGTCTCACTTGTTCCTGATATTGGAGTAGTAGATGTCTGGACTGATTGTACTCCGCCCTCATTTTCTGTACTATCTGTTGGTAATTGCTGTTCATTTGTTAATTCTCCTCTTATTTGTTCTATGTTGTTTGCTGCCTCTATGATAATATCACCAGCTTCTTTTACTACTTGTTCTAGTTCAGCTACTGTTTCGGTTAGTTCTTCTTGAACCTCTTGTTCTTGTGGAGTATCCTCTTTTTTAGGTTCTCCTTTCTTTGTTTGTTTCTTTTTCTTTTCTTTGTCAAGTTTAGCATTAGCCTCATCTAGTAGCTTTTTAGCTTCTTTTGCCTTTTGCTTCTCTAGTTTTATTTGTTCCGCAGCAGCCTTCGCCTCTTCTTGTTTTTGTTTTGCAGCCTCGATACCAGCACGAACCTCTTGCATTTTTGCTTCAAGAATCCTCGCTTTGTCAATAATCTTATTGATTGTATTTGCTATTTCTGGATTATACGAATCCATAAATAGTCTTTTTTGAGTTGCTATACTTTTTGCATATTCCTCCATATTTCTAAGGAATCCATACTGTCCGTATGTTCCATAGAAATCATCAAGATTACTTGCTTTGTTTGTAAGGAACTTCTCTACCATCTCATTGAAAAGAATATCCACCTCTGCCATTCTTGTTTGATAGAGTGCAAGCTCTTTACTGTTCAACTCTTCTAATGGAGAATCATCGGGATTCATCTCTGTAACCCTTTGAAGTTCTTTATTGTACTTTTCAATCTCAGCAAGTAGGGCCTGTTTGTTTTGATTTAACTTGGCTATCTCATTTGCAGATAGTTTTTTGTTTTTCTCTGTACTACCTAGGTCTTGATTTGATGCAGGTATATTTTCATCTCTAGCTAATGTCTCATCAATTTCTGCAACCCTCTCTTGGTAGCGTTGAATAGCTGGGGCCATACCTTGCAATGCTTCTTTTATTGGCTTTGCAAACATTTTTGCTAAAGCCAAATTTGCATTGAAATTTGCAGCACGTTCCATTTCTTCCTTATAACCATCAATGTTATCTGCAAAATCCTCATACAGTTCAGCTTCATCTTCTGTTAATTCTTGACCAAGAACTAACTTAGATGCAATACCCTCAAAACTATCTCTATTTTCAAAGTAACTTTTTGCACGAGCCACTACTGGTTCGTATTGTGGAGTATTGGCGATTGGAATGTAATCAACTTTTGATTGCCCATCAATAATACTCTCTCTTCTTATAGCTATATTCCCATCCTCGTCGGTAGCCAAAACAACATCAGCAAACTCTGGATTTTCATTTGAGGAAGGATTTGTTCTTACTTTTGTTTTTATTGTATCAATCTCATCGAAGTCTTGATTTACATTCTCATTCAATGAAGTAATATTCATTGATTTCACTTGGGAGTCGTACTGTAAATCAATTTCCTTCATTCCTGCATTGTACGCATCGTTTGCTTCTTTTGCAAACTCGTAAGGTGTCTGTTTCTTTTTGTCAAAACTATCTGTTCTTACAATAAAGTCGTTGATCGAATCATCAATAAATTGACCACGAGCGGTATTTTTTGCTTTCTTATTATCGTAATACTTTTGAGTATAGTCTTTCAGCCAAGTAGATGTAAAGTCTAATTGCCTTTGTTTTTGGTCAATTAACTTATCAATCTCCATCATATCCACAGTATAGATGTCTGCATCACCTTGATTTTGAGAAATAATACCCTGTATCTCAGCTTTCTTAGATTCTAGTGCGCCAAGTTCTTTTACTAAATCATCTTTCTTAGATATTCTTTCGTAAACAACATATCTAAATTCTGGCTCATCAAATTTACCGCCAATCTTATTATATGATTGTGCTACATTCTGGATGGCTGATTTTGCGGTGTCTGCAATATCTTGTGCTAACTCCCCTTCACCAATTCTCCTATCAATAATTCCATTCAACGCAGCAACAGCTTCATCAACAGTTTTACCTCTTTTTACAAAAGTGTCGATTGTATCGTAAACACCAGTTTTATAAAGTGGAGAAGATACAGCTTGTACTGTTCCGGCAAATCCACCACCAACAGCACCAAATACACCATTCCAAAACGCCTCGTCTCTAGCCTTTTTGCCAAAAAACTCTTCTTGAGTAAATTGAGTACCAAAAGCTCCTTTGCCAGCTTGCCTACCCTCTCCTCTTGTTGAATCATAGGTTGCTTGAGCTAGTTTTTCTAAATAAAACTCGGTAATCTCTTGACCACCTTCTGCCAAAGCCCCCATGCCTACTGCACCAGCCTTCCCTATAACCCTATCTGCAATTCCATTTCTTGCAGCCTTATATATTCCAACAGCAACCTCTTTATTGAACCTGTCTGCACCAATCCTTTCAATAAGTTCATTTGCACTTTTAGCACCGTACTTGGTTGTCATTTTATTAAGGACACTCTTTGTAAGTGACGGAGCTACTGATTTTGCTGTCCAACCTGCAATTTTAGATAATGGAACTGCCTCTAGCGCAGCAAGTCCAATGCCTGCGCCATAAGCATACCCTACTGCATCTGCATCATTTATCCCTGCATCTCTAGCTGAATTTAATAAGGAGTTGTACATAAACGGCATATTCACAGCCATACCTCCCAAGAATCCACCAATAGCACCACCAACTGTACCAACTGGGCCACCCACAGCAGTACCAGCAGTAGCACCAATAGCCGTACCAGCAGCAGCAGTTGCCATTGAGCCAACTATTTGTCCAACGGTATTACCTGCGGTAAACATAAATTTCTCAATACTCATCTCTTCATTTTCAAGCATCCTTTTGGCTGCAAATGAAAGTTGATTTGTATTGTCGTCTTGCCATTTTCTAATGGCATCTAACTTTTGCTTGTCTGTGCCTGCAAGCATTTGTTGAATACCTGCACTTACACTTACTGGAATATCTGTTAGCCCTTGAAAGAAGAGTTCTGATGCACTCTCAACATCTCCTTTTATGGTCTCATACGTCTTTTGTGTTGGTAAACTTGAAACGGGTATATTGATAGCTTCACCAGTTTTTCTATCTTTACTCGCAATACCACCCCTTGCTACAATAGATTGTACTGCACTTCTTGGTACATTTTTAAATCCAGAATCCCTTAGTCTATTTTCGACTAAGGTTTCATTTACGTCTCTTAGGCTATACGCACTTACATTTACTGGAATATCTGCCTTACTTCTTTGCTTTCCCATTTATATTGTTTAGTTTCTTTTTTTTAATCGTTATACAATTCTGCATTGGGATTATTTTGACCCACTCTTACCGTCTGCATATCATTCAGAGAGATACCCACGCCCTTAGCAAGCAATGAAGCATCAACGCCTCCAGATGGGATTTCTGTTCTAGCTGTAATGCGATACACTTCGTCATTCTGAAATGCTCCGCCAGTAGGGTCGTACATTGATGCCCTTTGCACTCTTTTTACAGGCTCTCCACCAACGTACTTATTTTTGTAGGTAGAGTTTCCAAACTTGTTTTCGTACTCAGATTCAGAAATATCGGTAGTATAAACCAAATACGTTTTCAGAATATTGCCTTGATTATCCCTAAGTGCCTCTAGTCGAATAGGATTAATTTCCCTATCCTTTTTCTCTAATCCACCTATTTGACCACCATACTCATTTTTAACTGCAAAAGTTTTAGGCAGTATAAATTTAGTTTCACCAGTCTTGCTATCACTCACTTCAACACCCAAGTTTCTAGCTATCTCCCTTACAAATAAAGGACTTTGCCCGTCAGAAGTTGTTACCCTAGTTACTCCGTTCTTTAATCTATACTTAGAGCCACCCTCCCTTTCGGCTGTTGTTTGTATTGCAGTAACACCCATTCCAGCCTCAAACCCAGCTTGACTAGCTACGTCTAGTTTTTGTCTGAATATATTTAACTTAGCTTCTTCTATTCCTACTTCTCTTCTCTTCAAGGCAGCCATTTCATTTCTACTAGCTATCCTATCTCGTTTCTCATACATATCTAAGTCATACTTAGCCTTGTCGTACTTGTCATCAAACTTGTAGAATAGAGGAATCTTGTCATATCCACTTTGCACAAGTTGGTCGTAAGCCTGTGCAGGTGTCATGCCCGGATTTGTTTTTATCATCTCCATCACAATTTCTTGAACCGTTGCTTGTTGCTTAGTGAACCTATCATTCCCATAGCTACCTCCTATTGTTTTTACAAATTCAACACTAGGTTTATATGGGTCTAGGTATGTAAGTTCTTTTACTTTTCCAGCTTGAAATTCAGCCAGTTGTTGGTCAAATGTTTTACCATTCACCATCATCGGAACTAATCCTTTTTTCCTATCTTCCTCATATTGAGCCAAGATTGCCTTATTTCTTAACCCCAACTTGTAAGCGTCAGAATTTTGAATAGTATTTGCTAATGCTGCTAAATCTTTCTTACCTTCCTTTCTTATGTATTCAGCAGCATTAGCGTAATTGCCCTTGACTTTCTTTTGTATATTCTCTTGAAATTTATCAATCTCAGCTAGAATATCTTGCTTGTTCGTTTCGGGTAAAGGAAGTGAACGTAATCGCTCAAATCCCAACTCCAACTCTTCTCTATTTCTTACAATCTCCTGCTCTTGCATTTGGAGATTCTGCATAGTTACTTGATTAAACTGGGCTTCTGCCATCTTCGCTTGAGAACGAGATGCCCAGTTTTGAACCGGAGTCACCAATGCTGCTCCTATATTTGCTGCTATTCTCATTATTCTCCTATTTTAGAATTTCTAGTTCCAGTTACCCTTCTATTTCTTGCGTTCAAATCAGCCCTACTTTTCTCTAGTGCCTTAAATGTTGCATCATCATCCTTTAATACATTAGAATATAAACTAACCCCAGATTGACCCGGAAGTTTGTTGCTTTCATCTTCTATATTTTGCTCTGTTCTTCCAATAGAGCTAATTTGAGATTCGATCATTCTTCTATATGGAGAATTAGGGTCTTCATAAGTATTATAGAAGTTGTTTCTTGCCTCAATATTACCTCTTAGTGCTGCAATACTCTGTGCTGTCGATGTAATATCAGCAGCAGCTTGCTCATATTGTGGCGCAAACACTTGAGCAAAATCTTGATTCCTTTGATTGCCCAAGAAGTTACCATACATTCCCAATGCTTGCATCTGTGCTTGGTCATTAGCTAAATCCCTTTGAGCCACCGCACCCTGTGTACCTTGTGCCATATTTGACAATACGCCCAATGCAGCACCTTGACTACCACCACCAATGTTAGCTAATTGACCCATTGTCATAGCCGATTGTCTATCAAGTTGTGATCGTAGTTGTGCATCTTGACTTGCAGGTAATCCTGATTGTGCCATTTGCCCAAGTCTATTTCCGTACTCTAGGTATTGAGCATTTGGCTCAAATGTAGGTAGGTCAATTCTTGAACCTCTGATTGTTTGATACAATGCAGTAGCACTATCAGCGAGATTACCCTTTCTTCTATTTGCGTCTGCATCATTTATCTTAGAGTTTCTCAAGTCTCTCAATCTATCCATTAAAGACTTTTTGGTTTGAGCTTCGGATGTAACGGATGTTGGCGTTGCAGGTGCTGTGTTGTCAGGAGTTGGAGTAGCAGGTGCTTGTGGAACTTGGAGTCCTTCTATACTTGCAAAGTTTCCACCACTCATAACTTCTGGAGTACCTAACATATACAAATCCCTAAAACTAGCCATAGGATTTGTTTTCACTGGAGGTTTTGCAGTAGGTGCTGCCTTCCCCCCTGTTGCCCTATTTGATGGTCTTGATGTGCCACCACCGCCACCTGTTGCTTGCCTGTTTCCGATTGACTGAGTGGTTGTAGGGTTACTCCTTTGACCCACAACTATTGCCGGTGGTAAAGTAGCACCAATAGATGCGTATATATCTCTTACATCACTCATTGTAGCACTATTAGCCCTTTTATTACCCACAGGTTGCTCTTTTGGAATTAACCTACCAGCAAAATATGATTCCGGCTTATATATATCAGAACCCTTATACCTACTCTGTACATTTCTCCTCATGTTGTCATACCACTCAATTCCAGTTGGCCTAAAGTTATCCTCTGGCTTACCTCCATCTTGTGCCATAATCATACCTCCTTGTTCTTTAGATTCTTGCCTCTCAATGGAATCTTTCACGAGTTTACCTAGTTGTTCAAGTTTACCCTGACTAGCTAGTTTCTCCATTTTCTTTGTATCCATTTGAGAAAAAATACGTTCATCGTATCTCATCTCCCCAACCTTTTCACCAGTTTCTTTATCGTACATATCAATATCCTCTGATGGATCGGATTTCTTTTTTAAAGACCTCATTGATTTCAATATGCCACCATCTTTAAATTGTGCGATTGGAGCTATTTTACCTAAAGCAAAATTTGCTAAAGGATTTGCCTTTGCTCTATCCATATATGTTCCTGTAATTGGATTTGCTTGTACACTTGTTTGGCTTGAATAAGGAATACCGTTGTTTGGTGTAAATCCAGCTAATCCAGAAAGTCCACTCTCTGATGAGTAAGGTATATTATTATTAAGTGCCATACTTGACTGACTAAACGCGCTGGTCGGGCTTGAATATTGAATATTCGATGCAGCCCTTGTTACCTCTGATGTACCCCCGGTAACTATTGCAGCAGCAGCCCTTTTTCCAATGTCATTCACAAAATCTACACCAGTACCAACTAATTGACCTATGGCGTTTTTCTTGTCCATATCGGCTAACGATTCGTCGTACAAATCATCTTCGGCTGTCTTTGACATTCCTAGAGATGCAAGTGCGCCAAAAGCAGAACCAGCCATTTCAGCACCCTTCTTTCCTCCGTATGCAGCACCAATCAGAGGAGCAAGTGTGCTACCTACCTTTCCGAAAGTTGTCATGTCACCACTTCTTTTGAAGAACATATTGTCTGTTCCTAATCGTGGCTTAATAAAATTTTGTTCTTTAAAGCTATTGTCAAATATCATCTGTCTATTCTGTAAATGGTTTGAAAACTATTTAGTAAAACCTGTTTGTTTCCTAGGTTGGTGAATACAATTTTTACCGTAACAACCCTTCCTCTTAACCTCTCTCTTTCTCCCTTATTCATCACTGGAAACTTGATGTTTCCCCTTTGTGATATAAATGTAGAAGATGCTTTCGTTAAAATCTTTTGATTGTCTCCTACAAACGTAACCGACTTTAGATTATCAAAAAGATTCTCGTTGGCTGATAGGAATACGTTATCGAAGATTTTTCCCACCTCGGAGGCATCGTTAATGACAAATTGTATTTCTGTATCATGTAATCCATCGAAAAACTCACCATACATTCCAGTACCATACAGATATAATTTATTTTTATTTGAGCTACTAAACACTAATAATTTATTTCCGAAAGATAACCAAAATAATGGAATTATACTCAATTCACTCTGAAAACCTACTGAATCATTAAATAAAATAGTAAAATTATTTTGTATTTGATTATAGGTTACTGAAACGTAATAATTTCCACTATCAGAATCAAATCCACTGAATATATCTTTTGCTTTTTCTATTTTCGATACATATTCATGCACAAATCTTCGTTTCGATACCTCTTCTAGTCCACCTTGACTATGCCTCACAATACTTGTATTTCGTTTATCCACCCACCATATAGAGTTTCTTCTTGACACAATCGACTTAGGATTTTGGCATCCAGTGTCTTTTGATATATACTGAATACCAGCAATATCTTTCCCAGTGCCAATAATTAATTCACCAACAGTTGTAGCAACAGCAGCCCTTTCTCTAGCTCTAAGTACGCCATACCCCCTTTCTTGGATAACATAGATGTAGCTAAATGCTTGCTTGGCTGCAACAATAGCACCACAATCACCATCTATATCTCCATAATTAAGAACTTTTTGTCTTCTAAATGAATCATACTTTTCAGAAGAGATCTTTGGGTCAGACACATATATTCTATTCTCAAACCTAGATAGTAGGGTTAAATCTGGTGGTTCTTGCGTGAAGAATACAATATTTTCAGTATGAAGTAGTACTGAGTTTATTGCAAAAGACTCCGGCTGGAAAGACATAATACCTCCAGAATACTGTGGAGATACATCATCACAATACGCAGACTGTGGGTATGTTGCATTTTTTGCAAATCTCCTGCCAAATCGAAGTGATAAATTATATTTAGATTCGATTGGAACAATGAGAGATGAAGCGAACTCTGGATACACGCCATCAGGAATTGTTGCTCTATAATTCAACTTTATCCCATCTTCATTTAATGGGTTTGCCCATGTCTTTTCAGTTGAGCAATTCCTTGTTCCAGCAGGAACTACACGAGTGAAATCAAAGAGGCTCACAAATGTATCACCACCCCAAACTTCTACGTTATTAAAAATGTAGTCATTCGCATCACTATCCACACTAGACAATACCTCCTCTGTGATGGGTTGATAGTGTCCGGTTGATTGATAAAGCCTTGCATCAAGTCCTGTATTTTCGTTGGCTAAGTAGTTATCATTTGGTCGGATATAATTTACGATTCGATAACCAGCCTTCTTACTTCCATTGCGAATATCAATATGCTCAAAGTCAAGCATACCAAGGAGTACAGAGTTTTTTGCCCCAACACCTTTTGCTCTTTTTAAGTCATTTGATGTTACATGAACCGCTACATCTATTACTCCATTCTTAAATTCAATCTCTGTGGCATCCTTATCGAATCCTTTTAGATTAGTCATATAATCCGTAATGAGAGTAGCAAACTTCAATCTACTTGTCTCTCCTACTTTTTTTCTTCCATACTTTTGCCAAAGGTCAGTATCTCCATTTACAGAATCAAGCCCAGTGTAATACTGTTTTCCATAGAAATGTAGATTATAATTACTCATTGGAAGTGGTGGGCCTGATAATCTAATCTCATCAGAAACATACGCCCTATAAGCAGTTCCTACGTGCTTTATGGTGTCAGTGTCTACAAAGTCATGCCTTCCCTCAATCATTAAATCTGGAGAAAAATAAAGGGAATATCCAGCAACCGCATCAATAACATCCACAAAGTTTTCGTTATCCACCTCTTCTCTTACTGAAAATGCAGGCCCAAATTGTAGATTATTTAATCTATGAGATGTTCCGTTATAATAAACATCTTTGTAGTTCGTTGAAACAAACGGATGTGGCTTCACCTGTACTCCTGTCTGAATAGATGATCCGGCAGAAACAACGGTGTCAGTCACTGGAACTAAAACTCCTTGATGAAGTATATTTCCATTTCTTTTTGTTCTTACAATCTTGAATCCAGATATATTTAATTTACCATACTTATCTCGAATCTTGTTTTTTGGTATGCGAATGTTATTAATCAACATACCTTTGATTCTTAATTTATACGTACCCCCATCAAACTTAGTCAATGTACACTCTTCTGAACCTACTGAATCAAATTGCTCCGGGAAAGTAAAGTCATCAATGTGTTGAGCAAATAAAGTATTACCTTTTCTATCAATCAATACAAGTGCAATACCATACGTTTCACCAGACATATATTGCCTAAACAAGTGTTCTATTTGCTGACCTTTATATCCTACGTAGTCATTTACAATATCATACGTTTCTGTATTTGAACCAAATGTGCTTATAGATACACTTGAGTTCTTGATAGTTGTATTTGTAAGTGGATCGCCATCTAGCCTTCCGGTTCTAGGGTTCGACACAGCGGTGAACGTTGGCTCAATCGTATCATCGCAATCCAAATACCTAAACTTGGTTGATATTTCAGCACCAGATAAATCTAGGTCAATGTTTGGCAACGTTTCTACATTAAACCTATACAGCCTATCTTCAAAGTTAATGGATGCTTTTGATGAAAGTATCACCTCGTCTCTACCTAAAAATTCATCAGTAGAAATAGGTATTCCAGCGTGCTTTGTATGGTCAAAAACAAAAGTAGATGGAAATGTAGTTGTACCACAATTACTTTTATGCTTGTAGCATATCATAGCCTCATGGGTGATACTATCTACCTTTGAGTAAAGGAAAGCAATTTCAAATCCAGACCACCTTGTATCTAAACCTTTAAACTCAATCTTTAATCCATCGTTTACAATAGAGTCATCGCCAGTGGTAGCCATCTCTCTGTTGTGATGAGAGTAACCTACGTTTCCTTCTGTTAGGTATTCTGGATTATTTGGGAAGTGAGTTCCAGTAACAAGCACATGAAGTGATGGTGTTTGCCAGTTTGAGCGATAACCAGAATCAGAGTAATATCTTACTGCATATTGATATGCACCTCTTTTTAACGAACCATTTATCCTTTGCTTAAATTTAAACTTTGGATAAACTAAATCCATCTGCAAATCCATGTGATGTACAGATAGGTGTTTTGGATATGGTACACTAGATACTTCACCTGCTCCTACATGGATTGGTGTATTTGATAATGGAAGTATCCCTTCACAATCGTACCCTTGAAACATTTGAGATAGATTAAATACCCTATCTTGGTTTCTTCCATCTGAAATATATATCCTTTTCGTGTATTCGTTTTCAAATGAAAGACTAATGTTTGGATAATCTTCCTCTGGATTAGGTATAAAGAAACCTAACTTATCTCCGTTTGGATCGTTCTTGTCATTAAATAAGATTTGATGCGAAAATGATTCTCCATCATAAACGAACCTGCTTATTTGAGAGTTTGTTCCATTTGTCGAAAGAGTCAATATGTACTCATCAACTTCAATAGCAGCAATAGGAACGTATCCATTTTGAATTTGAGATACCAACTCAGTTCCTTTTATATTAGAAAAGGCGTAGTACGCTCCATTTCCATCATCACCACCCTCATTTCTTATGAGTTGTCCATTCTTTGCGAACCTGTAAGTTCCGGGTCTTTGGTTGTGTACATCTAAGTCTTGAACCATACCACCGGAGAATGTGTTTTTTGATATAGGCATTACACAAGTGATTTTAATAGTTCTCTAATGTCAGATACTGTCATCTCAGATATTCTTGCTCTCGCAGAATCCATAGCCCTTGATGATTCCCTTTTCCACTCCATGTATGGATTTAAAGTAGAACGCTCTTGTTTCTTATGCGTAAGTTCAATTAGTAGATACTTTCTAATACAATACTCTACAACTGCATTGTACATAATATCTACAATAATCAAATTACCATCAGCATCTGTTGGTATCTTTGTCGCAAGTATTGTTAATTTATTGCTACTAAAGTTACCAAGTCTAATTTTATTAGAGACACGATCGTGCCTAAATTGAACTCTCGGCATTGGAATATCTTTGCTCAATGTTTCTTTAGGAACTACACCATCGTACACGTCAATAATATTCATTATTCCAAAAGGAACGGTGATTGAGTTTCCCTCTGGAATTACGTGATAGAATCCATTACCTGCTGAAAGTTTGTTTGCTGGGTCAATAATCCGGTAACATTCTTGGACATACCTAACAATAGCAGTCCTCAATGATTCCGGATCAGGTCTTCGTATAACCTCGTTTACATCTATTAATAAATCGTCTAATGTATAGTGCATTATTTACCGTCGTTTACTTCGTCTTGAACTACAACACCTCTTGTTCTAATATTTGGTTCAATCAATCTTTGAACAACCCTGTCCTTTACCATGGGCCACAAATTCTCCATTACTGGGTAATCATCTGACCATATATCAAAACAACTATCACTTACAGTTTTCGATGGAGTAGTTGTTACAACATCAAAACTAACTGTTTTTAGTTTCCTATATTTTGGAGGGAGTAGGATATACATAAATCCACCAAGTATATAATAAGCTGGCTTTGGTGGCATATAGGGCCTCCCTTTTATGATAGTTGTAGCCTCTTGCTTATTTCTTGTTTGAGTAAATTTAACTACGCTATTTCCTACATTTGCGATAAGTGGATAACCATAGTACTGGGCAAGTTCTGGTAGTTTCACCCGGTAAGTAGATGAACATTCCTCACAAGCACTTTCACTAAGTTCTATTGGTTCGCACTCATACGAAAAGTAAGTCTGTGGATTTATATCCTCTCCTAATAATTGCCTTCTTTGCAAGTCCTCTCTCAATACCTCAGCATAAACTGCATCAATAGATGACATAACTAATCTAATGAGCCTAGTATCCCTGTCGTCACTTGGCTTACCACCATTAAATGAAGATATTATCTCAATAGCTCTACCTATTTTACTTCGACTTGTAACCTCTGGAAAGTGTATCATATTGCATTTCCTTTTTTGACAAATTTACATTTTTTTTATTAAACTATTGCATATTAGACCACTCCTTTGTAATTTTGATGCGTTCAATCGACAACACGTAAAAGAACAACACACTTGAATACCAGAGTTTACATAGGAGCATTAGATTATCTATCGCAAAGAGACAAAACTACAAAGTTGGCTCTTACCTATACTCGTTTGGCTCAAATTGGTTCTTTTCATGGCGGTAGGGTTCATTTTTCAGATGTGATGGATGCAACTCAATTTAAAAGAAGAACCGCTAAAATCTATCTACAAAAACTTATTGATGCAGGTCTTGCTATCCCTTTGGGAGATGGCTATTATCGTATTTTATCCACTAAGAAGTTGGCTATATCGCAAACTGGCGTGAAGCGACCTAGGTATGTAAAATTTGATAATGATGTACTATTTTCTTATAGTACTAAGACTTACTCTGAGTTTAGTTCAGATGTGATGGAATTGTATATTGAACTCCAGAAGGCGAAGCAAGCTGCCGTTGCTAGAGGATATACTACCACTGACCCTAGAACAGGGGCAAGAGAGAGAGTTAAGGATGGGCGTAAAAAGACAGCTCATGACCTAGTAAGTCTTTCTTACGCTGCTGTTGCAGGAGGTTGTTGTATTTCCACTGCTGCTAACAGAAGAAAGAAACAAACTCTGGCGAAGTACGAAGTTGGAAAGAGAAAAATCATTGCGACAGGGTGTAAGTTTGAGACTTACAATCAAAGTAAAGAAGAGATTATCGAAAGAGGTAGTCGTCTAATGAACTTTGGAGGTAAGCTAACCGAAGTTCCTATCTCAAGGAGACACTCTAGTCAGATTAGATTCCGAAGGTAACTAATCTATCAACTACGTACCATTAGGTTATTTTTTTTCACAACCTGCACGAGCTTGCAATAAATGATAAAAGACACCTAATCCTTATTAAGATATTTCAAGTCCATGCAACCTGCATTTGTAACTTGACTTTTAAAAATCAAAAGGGAAACTTTTGTTAATGGGAGAATAGTGTAAAAATGTGAAAGTGGTCTTTGAAATAATGAAAATTCTTAGTAAATTTGCCCTATAAAACAACATAGTAGGAATGTTTGAGCTAAGAAGTTATCAGAAAAGCGCAGTAGCAGCGATTGAAAGCTACATGAATAATAAATCAGATTTGCCTAGTGTGGTCGTAGCACCAACAGGAGCTGGTAAAAGTATTCTAATCGCACAAGCAGCAATGTTAGCAAATGGGCCAGTCTTAGTATTACAACCAAGTAAGGAATTATTGATTCAGAATTACAACAAGTATATCAGTTACGGAAATAAAGCACACATCTATTCAAGCTCTCTCAAGTCTAAGAAAATAGGAAAGATTACATTTGCAACACCCATGTCAGTAGTAAATGAGATAGACACTTTGATTCAATTAGGAGTAAAAACAGTAATTGTTGATGAATGTGACCAAGCATATAAAAGGGGATCGAGTATTCATAAGATTGTCAAAGGAATCGAGGCAAATAAGGTAATTGGATTGACAGCTACACCCATTGTAATGAAGCAATCCATGGAAGAAGGAAGTGTTATTGAGTTTGTAACAAAAAACTATCATTCATTTTGGAGAGATATTATTCACGTAACTCAAATACAAGAGTTGATTGACAATGGATACTGGTCAAACGTAGAATATCGTGTTTTTAATCAAGACACAAGCCAACTCAAGTTGAACACAGGGGGAACGGAATATACTGAAAAGTCAGTTCGTGCTTTCTATAATAAGAATAAACTATCAGACCAGATAAAAAGAATGGTTGAGCGGTTGTGTAATTTCAATAGTATTTTAATTTTCGTTCCTAGTGTAGATTATGCAAAAGAACTAGAATCTCACATACCAGATTCAAAAGCAGTGTATGGTGATTTATCCTCCGATCTCAGAGATATGTATATTGACGACTTCAAGAGGAAGAAAATTCGTACACTAATCAACGTAAATGTACTAGGTACAGGATTTGACTTTCCGGAACTAGATGCCATTATTCACGCAAGACCCACTGGGTCTGTCAGGATATGGTATCAACATATTGGTCGATTAGTAAGGATACATGAAAATAAAAAGAGAGCCATTGTTGTGGACTTGTCAGGGAATACACAAAAGTTTGGCCCAGTGCAGGGATTTCGATTCGAGAAACATCCAGAGTACGGATGGGTCATGTTGTCCGGCAATAACATTATTTCTGACGTACCTAGAAAGTTTAGGGTAAAGATAAAAGCAGGTGATTCAGAAGAAATTTTGGTAGAGCCTTCTTTTTCTTCTGGATTTGAAGTTGTACCTTTCGGACAGAATAAGGGTAAAAGATTAAGGGAGGTAGAAACTAGATATTTACTCTGGTTGAGTGGAGATAAGTTTGAACCCGGAAATTACGATGGAAAGATGGTGAAACTAAATGCGTGTCGTTATCTTTCAGCCCTATATAAAAGAGAGTTTTTTATCAAGAAGAAGTTTATGCCCCAATTATAATGAGAAAGATAGATGTAACAGATTTAAGTAAAATGTCAAAAAAACACCCATGCCTTTCGGTGGGTGGTAATCAAATAGGAATCAATAGGAGTTTATCAAATTTACTAGGTATCAATCCGGGAGAATCAATTTCTCTTTACAACAATGGAACTGAAAAAGAACCAGAACTTTACATAGGGAAAACAAGAGAAGGAGAAGATGGATTTGAGACAAACGGAAGACATAGATATACGAGGATTTACAACAGGAAATTACTTTACTTCCTTCGTGAAGTCATTAATCAGTCCAATAGGTCAAGAGGCGTACCTAACTTTCTAAAGACAGACACGTTGATCATTCCAGTGTCAAAAATAGAAAACGACAAATATCCAGATGTTTACTTATTGATATTAAGAGAGGTATTTGTTCAAGATGAGGTAAAATAATTTAAGTAGTATGAAGATAAAGGTTGAAAAGGATAATATTTTCGCAAGCATATATGGTGTAACAATTAACGGAGTTCATTTGACTGGTGCGAATATATCAGATTATGACTTATACAAAATGCCAAGAAAATCAACAGATAAAGAAGATGTATATAAGTTGAACAAAAAAGATAGAGGATTTTATATTGTTCATAATAAAACAAATGGAAGTGTTAATTGGTATGAATCTTTAGGTTAAAATAATTTTAAGAAAAACGAAACTTTTTAATCATGAGATTCGTTGTATTCATATCGGTCGCACACTGATTAAAAATGACATTAAAGAAATTTGAGGGTATTTTATCGAAGATGGTTGGGGTTTTATGTTATTCCCCTGTGCGAGCCATTTAGATAAAGTACCCTCTTTTATTTTACACATTTTACAAATGGAAGGATTAATTAAGATTGAAAAATCACAAGGAGGCAAGCAGGTAGTATCTGCAAGAGAATTGTATGATTTTCTTGAGCTAGATAAAAGCAATTGGACTAGATGGTCTAAGAAAAATATTGAAGATAATCCCTTTTCACGTGAAAATGAGGATTGGGCAGGGTTCGTCATTAAGACGAACGGTAATGAAACTAAAGATTTTTCTATTACAATCGACTTTGCAAAGAGATTAGCCATGATGGCGAGAACTGAAAAAGGAGAAGCTGCAAGAAATTACTTTATTGAGTGCGAAAAGAAAATGAACGTATTGTCAATGCCTAATTTTAACAACCCAGCAGAGGCAGCGAGAGCATGGGCTGATGAGTTTGAAGCAAAAGAACTGGCTCAATTAAAGGCAAAGAACTTAACAGAAGCTCTCGGAAGGTCAATGGAAAGGGCTTCTATTTTAAGGGTAGCACAGTGTGTAGGTGTACATGAAAAAACTTTTAATTGGAGGAGACTAAAAGAGCATAGCACCGTACTTGGTCATGAGATAAAAAAGATGCCAAGTACAAGGTATGGCTACCGGAATACATATCATATTGACGTATTCAAGGCAGCATATCCACAGTTTGACTATTCTGTCCTAAAAGAAGCAGAGGATATTTAAAATAAAATATAAATTTTTCTTGCATGGTATTTACTTTTTGTAGTAACTTTGCATCAACAAAGAACCACTCCTTGAAAGGTAGGAGTTTCAAAGAGTGGTTCACCAAGTGAGTTTTCTGTATTTCTCACTTATCAACCAACGCCCCAATAGACTCCTACCTATTGGGGTTTTTTATTATCATGTTTGAAGTATCACCAAAGTCTGTAAGACACGATTCGAGATTATCTCCATTAGCTAGGTTGATTTACATAGACATCATGGCTATGGCAGATTACGATGGAAAAACTAAAAAGGATATTGACTTTATCAATGCCTACTTAGGTGAAATCTATCAAGATGTTTCTGACGAATTACAAGAGCTTTTAGATTATGGATACCTAGCTTTCTCAGGTAATGCTGTTATTGTAGTGAAAGATGCAGTATTTGTAAAGAGAGAGAAGAAGCAGGTGGATACGAAAAAGAAGAAAGGTAAGTTTGGTGGTCGGGCCACAAAGAAGTTAGATGAGGTCACTATTGAAGAAGTAAGGGAATCTGAGGATACCCTAGAGGTCAAAGCATTTGAGATTACGAAAGCATTTTTTGGCTTATTTGTGCAGAATATTGAATCCAGTGGCGGTACATCCAACTTGATAAAAGGTAGGTCAAGATATAAAACATGGGTAAATCCCATCTACGATATGCTCAAAAACGAACAGGCAGATGTAGAACAATTTAGATTAGTATTTAAGTTTTTGAGAGACGATGACTTCTGGAAGAAGAATATACTATCTACAACAACACTATCTAAGAAGTTTGATACACTCATTGTTTCTGCTAAGAGTCATCAAAACAAGTCTGTGCCAAGTGTGATGAGTATGGTAGATGGAGGTAATTTAGCTGATATAGCTAGAAGACTAGAAGGTTCAAGTGTAAACGTTTTAAGTTCTGGGTATTAAAATATATAAACATGAATGTATTAAGTTTATTTGATGGAATGTCTTGTGGGCAAATTGCTCTTAATCGTGCTGGTATTAAATATGATAACTATTATGCGTCTGAAATAGATAAGTACGCAATAAAAGTTACTCAACAAAATTATCCTAATACAATACAATTAGGCGATGTAACAAAATGGAAAGAATGGGATATTAATTGGCCTTCCATTGGATTAGTTACTGGTGGATTCCCTTGTCAAGCGTGGTCGGTAGCTGGGAATCAACTTGGAGATAAAGACGAAAGAGGGAAGTTATTTTGGGTAATGTTAGATATAATAAAGAAAGTACTATCTAGTAATCCAAATGCTTATTTCCTAATAGAGAACGTAAAGATGAAAAGAGAATTTGAGGAATACATTACGTTTCATACAGAAGAGGCATTAGGAAAGGTAAGTAAACATTTAATAAACAGCGCATTAGTTTCGGCACAAAACAGAAATAGATACTATTGGACAAATATAGAAGGTATAACGCAACCGGAAGATAAGAAGATATATTTTGCAGATGTGATAGATGATTCCAGTATACAAGATAAGTATTATTTATCACAAGTAGCATTAGATTATATGTCAAGAAGAATAAGAAGCAGAAGGAATCACTGGGAGATTCATCCACCTGCTCCAACAAAAGACAATAAATCTAATACGATTGTAGCGAATTATAAAAAAGGAATACCTTATAACGTAATCAAGTGCGGTGCTATTCGTGGTAGATACAAAGAAGATGGCTCTATAATTCAAAAAATGGAGGTTAGGCATGATAGTAAAACAAATACACTAACAACCGTACAGAAAGATAATAATGTTGTTTATGATACTGATAATAAAACACAATATGAAATTGAAAACGTAAGGTATCGTAAATTAACTCCAGAAGAATGTGAGATATTACAGACTATACCTATGGGATACAGCTCATGTGTTTCTAATTCACAAAGGTATAAAATGATTGGCAATGGCTGGACTGTTGATGTAATTGCACATATTTTTTCATTCATTAATTAACACAAGTTTAACTATGGAAAATCACGTAAATTCAGTAGATTTAGCAAGAGTATTTTTGATGTGTGCATTTAATATGCAACAAGCTCTATCAGAAGAGGCAGCGGTACAGTTGGCTATTAATTGGCTAAAAGTGCATCCAAAAGAAATTACAACTAAACAGGCCCAAGAGATTGGAATGCAGGGTTCGACAGGTTTCCTTGGGGTTGATAGCTTCCGGTTTAACTTAGTGACTTTTACAGCTTGGATGAGAGAATACAAGTCCAAGCCAGCTAACAATACATTTAAAAAGAAAACATACTTTGAATTACAATAAATAAAAACAAGATGAAAGGAAAAACTATTATTTGTTGGTGGTCAGGTGGCATAACATCTGCCGTTGCTTGTAAGGTTGCATTAGATTTGTTTTCACAAAATAATAAATGCAGAGTCATTATGATTGATACCATGAATGAGGATAAAGATACATATCGCTTCAAGAGAGATTGTGAAAAATGGTATGGTTTACAAATAGAGTCAATTAGTGCTATAAAGCCCAAGATAGACTATTGTGGCAACAATAAGCCAAATTATACATTTATTGATATTGGTATCGAATATGGAAGCATAAAGGATGTTTGGATTAAGCACAAATCTCTCTGTGTGGCGACTGGAGCTATATGCTCCACTGAGATAAAAAGAAGAGTAAGAGAAAAATGGCAAGAGACAAATCATTTTGACCATCAGGTATTTGGTTTTGAATTTGACAAAAAAGAATTTAATCGCTCATCTAGTATGAGGTTAAATCACAACTATTCCGAGAATGTATCAATTTGGATTTAGAAATAATAACTGTTTTCAGACTGGCTGTGTACAGGGTGGGATTGGATACTGGCAAAAAATGCAAAGGGAATTTCCAGAAAAGTTCGATGAGATGGCAGAGACGGAGCACCATCTTACTGAATTAAGAGGTGAGCCAGTTACAATGCTAAAAGACCAAAGTAACTTTGCAAAGAAGGTAGTAGAATCAACCGGTATAAAATGGAAAGCATTTGTTTTCTTAAAAAAGAACCCTGCATATCCAGAACTAAAATGTATAGATGATATGCCACAAATGAAAGTAGAGCCACTATTTGAATGTAATGGATTTTGTGGTGTAAATGATTTAATTCCTAATACAGAATCTTCGATGTATATAAACTTTAATTCTAAATGACAAATATAATCTCTATTGATGGAGGAGGACTAAAAGGTATAGTCTCCATAATGGCACTAAAAGCCATTGAATTAAGAAATGGTGCGCCACTAAGAAATAATATTTCTTTGATGGCAGGAACTTCAACCGGGGGAATCATATCTCTCGGTTATTCTCTTACTGGAAACTTAGAATCTATACTTGATATTTATATGGAGTATGGGGATGAGATATTTCCACAAAAAAGTAAGGTTGGAAAAGTATTTAATGGGGTAAACTCCTTCTTTAATCCAAAGTACTCAAGATGTGGATTAGAAGAGGTTGCTTATGACTACTTCGATTTAAGCAAATTAAAGAATGGTACTTGCAATACAATGGTTACTTCTTATGATGTTTTGAATAACGAGGTATTCATGTTTAAAAGTAGAAGTATGCCGGATGTTAAAATGGTAGATGCAGCGTTGGCAACATCAGCAGCACCTACGTACTTTCCTCCACTTCCATACGAAGGGAGACAACTTGTTGATGGTGGTATCTATATCAACAATCCAACTATGGCTGCGGTATCTGAGGTGATGAAGCATAATCAATATTATGGTTTAAAAGAAAAAGACCTGAGTAAGCTAAATGTACTTAGTGTTGGAACAGGAAGATACAAAAGTCCAATTCCTAATTCTGGAAAGTGGGGTAAATTGGAGTGGATTACAAGAATCACTAATACAATGATGGAAGCAAACAATGATGCAGTTGTGTATGAGTGTGAGAACCTTTTGCCTAACTTTACAAGGATTAACTTTGAATTATTCGACAATATCCAGATGGATGATTCTACGAAAGTTAATGAGTTATTCCAATACGGAAAAAAACTTATAACATCAGATAAATTTTATTTGCAAGTTGATAAGTTTCTAACTAACTTTGCATAGTTAAATCGGTTGAGAGATTGCAATAAGGCTGGCGTAAACACGTTATTACCGGAGCGTTTCTCAACCGATTTTCCCATTTCAACCAATACAAGGCAATGATAAATGCAGTAGAATTATTCAATAAAGACTTAGCCATGCTAGGCGAATTTAGGGAGACGTTCCTCTCTCCAATTCCAAAATTCTTTGATGAGGATAGATTTTTAGAGTTAGTTGCGTTTAGGGAGTCTCTCTACAAAGAAGAGTACGATGAATTTGTGGAAGCCAAAAAGAATAAAGACGTAGCTGAGATGTACGATGCCATCTGCGATATGAGATACATCTTGGTAGGTACGATTGATATTTATATGGCGCACCACTCACTACACAAGGAGCAAATAAGGAAGATCCAATTAGATTCGCTTAATCTAAATTCACTCATAGCGTCTCAATCAAACAATCATCTTACGTTAGAGAATATCAGCAAGACGCTGATAATTACAGGAGACAAGGTGGATAATATGCCTCTTCTTTATTTCGCCAGATATGTTGATTTCTTGAAGATGGTAGATTATGCCATGTGTAATGAAAGGTTCTATTCGGCTGCATTGTTTAACGAGAACTTTGAAGAAGTGCACAGGTCTAATATGAGTAAGATTTGCCAGGATGTAAGAGAAGCACAGGCGACAGTAAAATCTTATGCGGACAAGGGAATTGATGTGTATCTTACAGAAGTAGAACACGATAAGAGTAGGTATATCATTAAAAGATACGGAGATGGCAAGGTACTGAAAAACATCAATTGGTCTCCACCAGTAATAAAAACAAGATGAAATGAATAAGAAAACAACAAAGATATTCTTTGATACCGAATTTACAGGGTTACATCAAAACACAACTTTGATTTCTATCGGACTCATTTCAGAGTGTGGTAAAACTTTCTATGCAGAACTAACGGATTATGACAAATCTCAAGTTGATGATTGGTTGCAGAAGAATGTGATTGATAACTTGCTTGTGAAAGAAAACTCAACGGTTGGGTTAGATTTGCCAGATACGAGAGTTGTCATTGGAACAGTGAAATCAATAAAGGATTATTTAACCGAATGGCTTTCTCAATTTAAGCAAGTTGAAATGTGGTCTGATTGCCTTTCTTATGATTGGGTATTGTTTTGTCAGATTTTTGGACACGCCTTCAATATCCCTAAAAACGTCTATTATATCCCATTTGACATCTGTACTTTATTTAAGATAAAAGGGATTGACCCTGATGTAAGTCGAGAAAAGTTTGGATGTGGCGAATTTTATTCTGAAATGCCGAAGCACAATGCCTTATGGGATGCAAGAGTTATTAGGGAGTGTTACTTCAAGGCAGTCCAGCAATAAAAACAAGATGAAACTCAAAAAGAAGATTTGCGTAGTGTGCAATAAAGAAAATTATATATTTAGCAAGGGGAGATGTAAGGCTTGTACTCCGCAGAAAAGGTTAGGTAATTGTTCCAAATCACAATCGGATTTACTAAAGGAGTATAAACCAAAAATGAGGGTCTTCCTAGATGTAAGAAAAATGTGTGAGGTCAAACTAGATGGCTGCACACATTTTGCACAAGGAGTTCATCATAAAAAAGGCAAGGCAACGAAAGAGCTTTATTTAGATGAGAATTACTGGATGGCATCTTGCAATCATTGTAATGGAAAGATTGAAGAGATAGGTGAACTTGCCTATGAGTTAGGATTTAAAATTAGAAGAAACCAAATATGAGTAAGCCAAAAACAGCACTAGAAAGAAAGAATATACCAGTGTTCGACAATAGGTTATGTAGATTCTTCTTTAGTAAAGATAATTCCATGAGTATATTGAGAATAGGAAGAAACGAAGCAAATGGATATGTAATGCAAGTGTTTGGAGGTTATATAGATAATGAGTTCCAGATGTCAAAAAAAAGAGAACCCTATTTGGTTTCTGAGGAGAATTTAGCCAAGTTATTTAAGTTTTCCAATATGTATGAGATACCAGAGCCAACAGCAAAAGAATTGGTAAAGACGAATACAAGACCAATCTTTGAAGACTTGAAGCACATAGCAGTAAGGGCATTGAAGTATTAAAAATAACTCCCAGATTTTTGGGAGTTATTCTCTATTCTGTTTCAGCTTCATACTTTTTATTACCAGTATCGACCGATGACCTAGTTCCTTTCCTTTCGATTACCTCTTGCTTACGAGATGAGCCAATAGAAGAACCAAGGTAATAGGAAATGATAGCAACCATCACATACTCTGCAATAGTCATAATTCTTTCTTGTGTACGCTCATCTGCCTTAGCATTTCCAGTAAGAACAATAAGGATTATAGTGAAAGAAAAAATAGCAAATACGGTTGCTATAATATGAGAGAAATTTTTTTGTAGCCATGTAGCACCATCAAGTTTAGTTACTTCAATCTCTCTTGACCGGGCATTTACCCTATCTTGCTGATGTAGTTCTTGCTCTTTTTCAAACATCTCAAGTTGCTTCATGAACTCAAGATGATCTATTTCTTCTGAACGTGCTCTTGATAGCTCTGCCATCTCAAGAACCTTGTAATCCATTTCGGCACGTTCTTCTTTCGTGTACCTACTTTCAATAACTTTATCTGCGAGTTTACCTAAACCTTCACCAGTGCCGATGAGTGATAATAATTTACTTTTTAAGCTCATTGTAGAATCTTTCTATGTCTGTGTGATAATTATTAACTTTGTATGAAGCACCATTGTATCCCAGTGCAAACGCTTCAAAATTCTTATTCCTTAGATGATTAAGGAGCGAGTGGCCCCGAACCCTAGTATTCTTCAAGAATGATACAAATCCATCAAGTTGTCTATCCTCTCCACGATAGAAGTCTGTTACCATTTCTTGGACACGAGAATAACCTAGTACTTGAAAGTTAAATCCCATGATTTGATACCTACCAAAACTGGCTGACATTAATGCAGCGGTTGCATCTAGCTTAATTGCCTCCAGTAACCTATCAAACTCTAACTGACCTCTCCGGTAGTATTGTCTTCTATCTTTAAATAAGTAAGATAAATGAGGATGTGAACGATCATATTTTCTTTTTGTGAGTCTCCTAAAGTGATGACCCTCAAATAGTATCTTTAATTCTCCTTTATGTGGGCCATCATCCAAATAAAACCCAGAACCTCTTGATTCTTTTTTATCCACAGCCATAATAAGCTCCGGTTCTATATCATATCTATCCGCTACATCTATAATCTCTTCCCTAGTCAGTAATCTCATACTTGATTGAATTTTGCAATAAAGATACAAATTTTCCTTATTAAAAATAAAATACATATTTTTTATTGCAATATCGCCATTTCATTGTACCTTTGGGCATTATTAACGCAAACAACACAAGTATTATGAAAAAAGAAGAAGATGAAAAAGCATTAAAGCTAATTCAAATCACCGAGCATTTTGAGGATAAGATTGTAACAAATGATAACATTGAAGACCATTCATTTTTTGTTCCTTACGAAAGTGAGAAAGACGAAAAAGGGGAGGTAAAGTCTTTAACTTGCCCATTGTGGATATTTAAAAACGAGGACAATATTATTCACGTAAGTACAAAAAAGAAAGCAATCTTGTCTTTGATAAATGTAGTAATCAACTACGAAGACAAGTACGACAAATTGATTGATGAGTACAATGCCTTAGCAAATGCACTCGAAGCTGCGTTACAGGAATTGGAAGACAACGGAATTAAATCAAAATATCTAGCATCAGAACAAGCAAAAGAAAATGGAAGTACGCCTAATATCTAAAACCACAGGTGCAGCAGGCACTGAGTATGAAGGAAAGAGTATTGATGAGATTGTAGTAGGCAATGCTAGGGTATCATCATCCAGAGAGGTGAATGAATTATTTGACGAACCTTATAAATTAATTCGTCACTGCTCTATGGAGGGTCATACATCAATCTATGAGCAGGCAAATCTTGGTATCCAAGTAAAGACATCTCGTGCAATGGGTAGGGAGATTTTAAGACACGAAATCAAGCCACAGGAGTTTTCCCAAAGGTATGCTATTGTTACCGAGTTTGAAGATATTGAACTAAGGGTTGCCGGTAAGTCAAATAGACAATCCAGTGGAGAGGTTACGACAAATACCCATGTTATTGCGATGTACGATGAGTTACAGAAGCAGACAGAGATGGTGTATCGCCACGCAATAGATAAAGGTATTGCACCAGAAACAGCTAGGTTTATCTTAACTGAAAATGCAACAACCACGATGAATCTAAATGGCAATATCCGGTCTTGGATTAGTTTCTTATCTCAAAGACTTCATCATACAGCACAGAAGGAGATACGTATGGTAGCAGAGGAAGTCAAGAAAATCTTCATGCAAGAATGCCCAATCATATCTGAGGCATTGTACAACTTCGAGGATGCAGATAAGATTTCAGTGTTTGATAGGCTAGTACTGGAGAAGCACATTAAGAAAGGAAATGTAATTCGTAACTTTTAAAAACTATGACATTTGAAAGGCATACATTAAAAGGAGATTTATTATTAGTTCCAGCATTGGAGTACATAGAGAAAAATGGGCTAGATGATAATGTGAAGAATATTTTTGATATGTACACATGGGATGAAATCCAGAATGGATATTTTCAAAGTGTAGAAGGCACAGAAGATGATTACTTTTTCATCTCGGAGGATTACTACAAAAATACATTTCAAAAATTATGAACAATTATGGAGCTATTGATTTTTGCTTTTGTTTACTTGGTTATTGGCTTTTATATCATAAGACCTCACACTGTTATCCACAACATAAATATCGGTGGTTTAAGTAAAGTCCAGTTTGTTATCACGGTTTTATTACTTACGTTATTTGCACCAGTACTAGCTATTTACACATTATTTCAATTTTTTACTCAAAAAGACGATGGAATTAACTAAAGAACAATTATCAGAAGATTTGCTAAATGCAACAAGAGAGGCTGAAAAACTGATGACAGCCACAGCACAGGAGATTGAGGTGAAATACCTAGAGAAAAACAATCTATCATCTGGCTCAAGGTCCAGAAAAAGAACAGTGATGATTGGTAAGTTACTCAAAGAGATTAGAGTACTTAGTATCAAGTTGGATGAAAAAATTAAACAAGAAAGACAAAACAAACTATGAAAAAGTATTTAGTTCAATTCTCGTACACATTGCCAGAAGGCAAAATAGTGGTAGATAATCATCTTGTGTTCGCTGTAAATTTTGGTGACGCAGAAAGGTTAATCCATAAGGAATTTGAAGGGTTCTTTAATCTATCTGTCAATCAAATCAAAGAGGTGAAGATTAGCGACATCGTTTATTCACCGGGCGTACTAGACAAAGAAGGTGTATTCTTCGAGGTAGTTGTATCTATGGTTGATATTAACGAAAATACCGGAAAAGAAAAGCACACCCCATACACCATTTTAGTTGAGGAAGAAACGGTACAACGTGCATCAAACAAGGCTATTGGTTTGTTTACTATATCTAATGTATTTGTAAAATCAGCGAAGCTCACAAAGATAACAGGTGTTATCAATGATGATGCGATGCTTCTTGTGAAAGGCACAACCATTGAAGTAAGAGAGGATGATAGTTCTGAAATATTCTAATAAAGAAATTGATGTTTTAGTATATTGAACAATTTAGTTTTAAAAGCCAGATGTTTTACGTCTGGTTTTTTTTTGTTTTTAAATAGTATTTTAATTTCTATATATTAGATATTTTTCGTATATTTGACCTATAAACAAATCAATTAAAGTATTATGAAGACAAATCAAGTAATGAAGCGTGGTTTTATGGATTCAGAAGTTTTGCAAAGAACAAAAGATGGATTCTTTTTTGCTACCTCGCTATTGGATATTTACAATTCTAACAGTCAGTCTCAAAAAAGGTTTAAGGACTTTTGGGAAAACAAGGGTACTAAAGACTTTATACAAGAGCTTGAAAATGAGATAGTTTTAAATAGGGGGAATACCGCCCATTTAAAAACACACGAAACAACAAGAGGAAGGCACGGTGGAGGTACATGGATGCACCCTTATTTGTTTGTAAAATTCGCTATGTGGCTTTCTCCTAAATTTGAGTTGCAAGTTATAAAGTGGGTGTATGATAACTTAATAGAGGTGAGAAATGAAGCTGGGGACCACTATAAAGAAATGTGCGAATCTATACTTTCTTATTATGAAAGAAACAAGGAGCGTCGCCCTAATCCTTTTGTGTATTCAAATGAAGCTAGATTTCTCAATAAGATTTGCATCGGAAGGTACGAAGGTGGCGTAAGAAACGGATTAAGTGAAAAAGAATTGAAGTTGCTAAATGCACTTCAAAGATTAAATATAAAGCTACTAAATAAAGATAAGGATAGTGAATACAGGAGAAAGTATATACTTGAAAACCTAGATATAATAACTTCACTAATAGAATAAAAAAAGGAGAATCAAAAGTTCTCCTTTTTAAACGAATTGCCTTAAAATTCAACCAGTTCAACATTCATATCTAATCCAGCAAGTGTTCCAGTAAACCCTGAGTTATATTGTTGTAACATAGGATTAATCATCTCTAATAATTCACTTTGAGTAGATGCTTTTCTTAATCCAGAATACAAGTCAAATGGTAATCCTTCCTTATCTACACTATCCACCACAATTGGGCCATTGGTAGGTGTTATAGCATAGGTAACTTTTCCATTCTCATCCAGTACCGGTGATCCGTTTTCGTCGTAAGCTACATCAGCTCTTGCATCGGCAATAAATGTAAGACGAAAATTAGATAACTGAGAATTTACATCTCCAGTTACTAGAACTTTTACTGATGTAACAACAAGAGTGGTTACGTGGGGTTTTGCTAATATTAATTTCATACTAATACTCTGGTTATTGATATTGTGAGCTGTGATACATTAGTTGCATTGAATACGATATTATAATCTGTATTGGCTGCAAAAAATCCAGCGGAAGGCAATGTAGGGAGTGTACTACTTGTTACCCCAGATGGAGATAAATAAACTTGCCTTAATGTAAATGGATATGGTCTATTTATGACAATTGTTTGCGCCGACCCTATGCCAAAAAATGTTTGAATCTCTGGATTTGCTGCATAAATATCTTCTATATCCATAAATGCACCACTCGAAAGGTCGTTGATTGTAGGTACTTTGTCGCCTTCTAAGCCTACGAAATACAAAGGATTTGTAACGAACTGTAATTCTGAGTCTGAAAAAGCACGCGGTACGTAACGTAGATTACGAACGTAAATACCCGTTCCAAGTTGAAACGTCGTGTAATTCGTTGCTAGTTCCTCGCTCGCCGTTACAACTCCCACCGTCGCACCGTTTCGTGTGATTACGATACGCGTTCCTTTGTAGGTAAAACCGAAAATCGAATGAGCGTTTAGCGTCGCTCCTGTCGCTTGTATCGTAGCTATCTGAACGCCCCCCTTGCGAATAGTTAGCGTTCCGTTTGCAAGTAGTCTAGTTTCGTTGTTTGTCGTACCGTCTGAGAATACCGCTACTGTCGTCGTAAGGTTGCTAATCGCACGTGTATTGACATAGAACGTCCCCTCTCTTTGATTATACCGCCGTTGGAACTGAAAGCCCGTTGTGGCGAATAGGTCGGCGGGGCGGGTTACTGGCGTACCTACTGTATTAT